TTTGTTGGTGTTGAGGTGTTTGAAGGTGTAGTCGTAATTGTAGGTGTGGACGTTTTAGTTGGTGTTTGCGTGGTAGTATTTGTTGGTGTTGTTGTTTGAGTTGGGGTATTAGTTGGGGTTTCAGTATTTGTTGGTGTTGTTGTTTTTGTAGGGGTTTGAGTTGCGAATGGAGTTTTATCCGGAGTTCTAGTGTTTGTGGGTGTTTTTGTAGGTGTTGGTGTGATAGTGTTAGTTGGAGTTTGAGTATTTGTAGTTGTTGGAGTTGGTGTTGGAGTTTTAGTATTAGTTGGGGTAATAGTGTTAGTTGGGGTAATAGTGTTAGTTGGTGTTTGAGTAATTGTGTTAGTTGGTGTTGGGGTATTGGTAGGTGTTGGCGTTTTTGTATTAGTTGGCGTCTGAGTATTAGTCGGAGTTTGGGTCGGTGTCGGAGTGGACGTATCAGTCGTGGTTTGAGTTGGCGTTGTTGTTTTTGTGGGTGTTTGAGTTGCGAATGGAGTTTTATCCGGGGTTCTAGTGTTTGTAGGTGTTTTTGTATTAGTCGGAGTCTGAGTGTTAGTTGGAGTTTGAGTATTAGTTGATGTCGGTGTTTTAGTTGGTGTTTTAGTATTTGTGGGTGTTTGGGTATTAGTTGGTGTTTGAGTATTAGTTGGTGTTGTGGTTGGAGTAACTGTGTTAGTTGGAGTGGATGTTTTAGTTGGCGTTTTTGTATTGGTTGGGGTTGGGGTTATTGTGGTAGTGATGGTAGGTGTTACCGTATTAGTAGGGGTTGTGGTATTTGTTGGTGTTGTTGTTTTTGTTGGTGTTTGTGTTGGGAATGGAGTTTTTGCCGGAGTTTTAGTATTTGTAGGTGTTTGGGTGTTAGTTGGCGTTTGAGTATTAGTTGGTGTTTGAGTATTTGTAGGTGTAGATGTTTTAGTTGGCGTTTTTGTATTGGTTGGGGTTGGGGTTTGAGTTGTAGTTTCTGTGTTAGTTGGTGTTTGAGTAATTGTGTTAGTTGGTGTTGGGGTATTGGTAGGTGTTGGCGTTTTTGTATTAGTTGGCGTCTGAGTATTAGTCGGAGTTTGAGTTTGTGTAGGTGTAGTTGTGTTAGTTGTGGTATTAGTTGGAGTTGGTGTTTTAGTTGGGGTTTGAGTTGCGAATGGAGTTTTAGCCGGGGTTCTAGTCTGAGTATTAGTTGGGGTATTTGTCGGTGTTACAACAGGTATTATTACACTAGATGTAACAGTGTTAGTAGGGGTAGGAGTAAGTGTGGGTGTTATAGTTGAAGTATTAGTAGGTGTTGCAGTGTTAGTCGGAGTTTGAGTTGGCGTGGGTGTTGGTAATATACTAAAAGTAAAATCATTAGGCAAACAAGTAATACCACAATTAGGACAATCAGGATCAAATAAATTAAATGTTGGTTTTAATATTGAGAAATTGTGTTTAACCTCCGGAGCGGAAAGTGGAGAAACATACATTCTGAATTGAGATATTCCCCCATCAAAAGTACCGGCAAAATTTTGTTCAATTAAAATATTTGTAGTCAGAGCGGACAAAGAAGTTCCACTTAATACATTGTTAGGAAATAATTCGGGGTCTTGAATATAAACACTAGTGTTACCTGTAGGACACGCAGAGAAAGTTAAGTTCTCTCTTAACCCTTGTGTTCCACCACCCCAACTTATACTGAAAGGAACTCCTAATTGTTTTTCTTTTTCGGTATTTAAACCACGAGGTATAATTTCTTCAACATCCTCAACAACAAAGAAAACTTTACCATTAACATAAATTTTTAATCTACCTTTTCTATATGAACCATCCAATAACCATTTTTCGTTTAATTGGACGATCTCAATTTGTTCAGGGGTTAAATTATCGTGAGTTACGGGTGGTTTTATTAAATAAACGGAATTGTTTGCCAGCGAATCCAGATATTCAAACTTGGTAATATCTCCTAACCCACCTCTATAAAATAAATCGCAAGTATCTAACCAAGTATATCTTTCCCAAACAACATCAACTAAAAACCAATGTTCGGATATTGTAAAAGCTGAATTAACAGGAACGCAATAATCATATATACCATTTTCGGAACAATAATCATCAACAGTATATCCTGTTGTATATGTAATTCCTGATGTATCACAAGAACCTGTAGTTTCACAATCACCGGTGAATCTTAGAATTCTTACACCAATTTTTGGATTGTCATCGTCACCACATAATCTAAGTGACATCGCGTTTGACATAGAATCATATATTGGATCCTTGTCAGGTATATTACTAATTGTTCCGTTTGAACATCCACAACCACAACCAATATCGTGAGTTACGGTAATTCCTGTTGGATTATAAACATCGACACATCTTGAATTAGTTACACCTGTATCAGCGCAAGCACAAGTTTTTAAACAATCAACTAATGACTCTGTTACTCTCGTATATCCAGTATCAGAAGATGGAACACCCGATGCGTGGTGATAAAACTTGTTTTCCGCTCTTGTACCCATATAAAAGAACGTGTTCTTATTATTTGGATAAATTTCATTTAATGTTGTTTGACCTGAAGACGGGGTGAATTCATTTGTTAAACGAGGCTTCAAAACCATTTCAACAGACCAACCTTTATTCATCCTTGACGGAAAAATATTATAATCAAAACCAAATAACTTATAGAATCCTTGGTAAAAACCACCATATAGTTCTTGGTAGTAACCTTCGGTATCTCCCGTTTTTGATACTATTTCATATAGAGTTTGACCTGTAATACCTGAAAAACGAACATTAGGTTCCGAAGTATAACCTGTTACTTGAAAAAACTTTAATCGTCTATCAAAAGATAACCTGTCGAATTTTTGAGAATTCCCCAATAATCCATTGGTAAATGAAATTGACTGACCAGTCATTCCTGTTACTAACCCGTTATCAATACCGGTTAATCCAATATCACAAGCGGTATGAGTAGTTAAGCAAGTTAAATCTAAATTATCGGGGTTATAGTAATTTTCGGATACAATAACATTATTAAAATCATAACTACCATAAGTTAATATGGGTTGTGTTGTTGTACCTGTACTATTTAAATCAAAATAAAATGGTAATCTATTCCCGTGAGTTTGAGCAATCAAATAAGGTGAAAATACAACTTCTTGATTATAATCAACTTCATCGGAAGCTAAAGAAATATCAGTTAAATCTAAGAGATATGGACTTAAATAAAATTTTTTATAAACATATTGATTAATGTTTTGTTGAGCCATTATATTTTTTATTGATAAATACACGACATTGAAGTATTTATTGATAAAAAAGCGATGATAAATTTTAATGAAGAATATTTTTCTAAACCTTACTATTTCTTTCTAAAGGACAGAGGTAACAAGGTATCTTTGTACTATTCCGTGTCAGAGACATTATCAGAGTCAAGAAAGAAGGATGAGAAGATGGATTTTGATAAAAAAGATAGTCCTAAAATTAAGAATTTGATTGGTAAAATAATGAAAAATAAATCGGTAAAATCTACCGATGAGGTTACAAAAAGTTTAAAAAATATAAAAAATAAAAAACCAACCGAACTTGAGGAGTTGGTTGATGATGATGGAACAATGTCGACATCAAAAGTTCCAATCCTTAATAAATGGTTAACACCTAAAAGGACAATGGACCAAACCATTGTTGCGACAAGACAAACCAACAATCCTATTACTCGTGGTTATAGAACTTACTACGGAGAGGGTGTTGAAGAAGACCCCACGGTTAATGAAATTGATTATTCGGACGCTTTCGGATATGAAGAAACCAAAGATATGGATGGTAAGGATACATTCCAAGCATTGGTTAAGAGTTTAGGAATGGAACCTGATGAGGCAAAACAAAGAACAAAACAATTTGGTAAAGACCCATCGGGAAAAAGAGATAAAAAATCTAAATATAAAAACGATAAAGATTTTATTGCCAAGATGACAATTTCCGAAAGAGAAAAAATGGAAATGGGTAAGATGGTTGATGAAATGTTATCAAAAAGATCGAAAGATAATTCCGAAGTTCAAAATAAAGAAACTACGGTAAGTAAAATGTTAAAGAAAAATATTGAAGCAATTAAAAAAATCGCAGATAATGAAGGTATTTCAATAAACCAATTAATTAAAATTCTTAAAAGTGAATAAGGAATTATACGGAAAAGAGATTAAGATACCTGTGGAGATTAAAAATCACCTTAAGAACTCATCTATGTCAATAGGTGAAACATCCGAAAACGAAGAGGGTGCGAAAAGAAACGAAGAACTCCAAAATAAAAATTCAATGACTTACCAACAATTAAAAAGAATTAAAAGTTGGTTTGATAACTATAATGGGAATAAGGAAGATGCTCCATACATTTTAAATGGTGGGGATTATATGAAAAAATGGGCGGATGACACGTTAAATTATTTAAGAACGGATATTTATAATACGAAGAAAAATAGATCTGAAGTGTTACCGAATCAATTTAATTCCGACCACACTAAAGACGATTTATCAACAATGAATAGACCTAGTAAATCACATAATAACCCTGTTGACCAATACGACATAAAAATTACAGAAAACCTGAAAAGGATAAACGAATTAATGAAAAAATTAATTTAACATGGCAGCACTATTTCCAATTGATTTTAGTCAACCAAATAACGCTTTGGGGCAAATCGCAAAAGAAGAAAGAAAAAAAGAAATTACAATAAACGATTACAAACAAAACGCAAACGAATATTCGTCCGTTAATAAGGACGCAATGGGAGATGGGGATGCTTTTGGTAAAGGTACTGGTATCTTTCTTGACATCTTGAATGGTGGTTCGTCTGACGATAATAGAGAAAGAAAAGAACAAATTAAAATCAATTCTTTCCAAGTAAACAGACCATATACAACACCTAAGGCTTAATGAAACTTTACAACAGTTTAAAATCTCTTATCCTTGAGATAGCGTCAGTTGACTCTGTTACCGACTCTATTAAGAAGCGACAAGTCGTCTCAATTTACTATACAGGTGACGAACCTGGTGGTAAAGGGTTAAGGATTATTGAACCTGTTTGTTTAGGATATAGTAAAGCAGGAAACTTAGTATTAAGGGCTTGGGATACTGATGGGGCGTCACATACCGCTTATTTGGGTAAACAACCCAAACCTAGTTGGAGATTATTTAGATTGGATAAAATCGTGATGTATAAACCAACGGGGGGTACATTTAACGAGGCTAGACCAAACTACAATCTCAGTGGGGATAAAAGTATGACAAACGTTTTAATTAACGCAAAATTTGATAATACACCAACACAACAAATAGCATAACATGAGAACAGAAAATGATTTGATACAAAAACTTATGATATCCAAAAAAATAATGGATAAACATAGTGAGATACCGAGAGGAAACGCTTCTGAAGGATTATCAAACTACTCAACACCGGAAGTTGCTGAATACAACGCACCACAAGCGTCTTATAATATACCAAGTGAATATCTAAGTGAATCAGAAATCAGTAAACCAATTAATAATAACCCACAACCATTAACAAAGGATAGAATACTAAGTTCTAAATTACCTGACGAAATTAAAAGGTTAATGATGGAACACCCGATTGAACAACCAAATCAAGGAGGGGTGGCAATATCTGATGATCTAGTACAAAAAGCTGCTAGATTGATGAATACTGGTAAGGGTTCGATTAATGAAACATCAACACCTAAAAAAACACAACAATCACAACCATTACCTAAACAACAATCGTCAATTAACTTAAATGAAATTAGAGACGTTATTAGGGAAACTGTGGAAGATGTGTTAAAAGAAAATGGTTTATTAGTTGAGAGTACGTCAAGAACAAATGATTTGTTTACATTTAAAGTTGGTAAACATATATTTGAAGGTAAATTAACAAAAATCAAAAAAATTAGTTAGTATTAGTTTTATTAATTTTATATAACCCTACGGCAATTAGTCGTGGGGTTTTTTATTTCTACCAAACTTGAATTACTAATAAATTATTGTTATACTTTGAAAAATAGAATTATCGAATATGACAAAAATTAAAGTATTAGTCCTACCAAGTGATAAAACAGGTGTAGGTAAATTCAGGTCTGTTGACCCTCACACTTTCCTACAAAATATGTATCCTGATGATTTTCATGTGGATATTGATTATGAACCACGAATTAACGATATGAATTATTGGAAACAATATCATATCGTTCATATCCATAGAAATATTGGGCATTCGTACGAACAAACACCTAACATTATTAGAATGTTAAAGAGTTTGGGTATTGTTACGATTGTTGATTTGGATGATTATTGGATGCCCGGCAAGGAACACCCAATTCACGACATTATAAGAGCTAATAAGATCAACGAAAAAATCGTGGAAAATCTTAGACATCCTGATTATGTGACAACGACAACTACAATATTTGCTGACGAGATTAAAAAGTTCAACAAAAATGTGGAGATTTTCCCAAATGCGATTGACCCGAAAGAAAGTCAATTTAATGAACTAACATTACCATCCGATAAGATTCGTGTTGGTTGGTTGGGTGGATCATCTCACTTACACGATTTGATGTTATTGGACGGCATGGTTTCAAAATTAAATCCCATACAAGATAAATTACAATTTGTTGTTTGTGGGTTCGATACAAGAGGAACTATCACAGAAATTAACCAACAAACGGGAGAACAAAAACAACGACCAATTGAACCACACGAAACTGTGTGGGCTAAGTATGAGTCGATCTTTACCAATAATTACCAAATTATTACACCTGAATATAAAATTTTCTTGGATAAGTTTAAGGAAGAATATTATGAAGGTGAGGAGTTCGGTAACTACCGAAGAGTTTGGACTAAACCTGTGACATCATACGCGACTAATTACTCAAAGTTTGATATCTCATTAGCTCCAATTAAGAATCACATCTTTAACCGTGTTAAGTCACAACTTAAAGTTATTGAGGCGGGATTTTATAAGAAAGCAATTATCGCATCTGAGGTTGGACCTTATACGGTTGACTTGAAACACGCACTTAAAGACGGTAAATTCACTGACGGAAACGCTTTATTGGTGAAAGATTCAAGAAATCATAGTGATTGGGCTTCAAATATTAAGAAATTGGTTGATAATCCAAATATGATTATTGATATGGGTGAGCGTCTTTATGAAACAGTAAAAGACACTTATGACTTAAATAATGTAACAAGAAAACGTGCCGATTGGTACAAAGAAATCGTAAATAAAAAGAACAAATGATAAACATCCCAATTACTAAAATATTATTTTTGGACATTGAAACTGTAGGTATATCTAAGGACTATAACACTTGTAAAAGTGATAGTCCTGAGATTGCCGAACAATTCTCAAAATACTTTGATTGGTTTCAAAAGAGATTTCCTGAAGACCACGACAAATCGTTTGATTATGTTTTTTCAAAAAGAACTGCACTTGTTCCTGAATTCGCAAAAATTGTTTGTGTATCAGTTTCATTCGTAACAGATAAGGGTGATATTAAATCACAAACTTTTTCAGGTGATGATGAGAAACAGGTATTGTTGGATAGTCAAAACTTATTGGAAAGATGTGGTAAATTAGGATTTTATTTGTGTGGTCATAACTTAAAGAATTTTGATATTCCGATGTTAGCAAAACGAATGGTTATTAATGGATTGTTACCGCCATCTATACTTCCGAGTTACGACACAAAACCTTGGGAAATTAAAGCAATTGATACCAAAGAAATTTGGCAGTTCGGTTCTTATACCTCAATTGGGTCTTTGGATTTAATGTGTACTTGTATGGACATACCTTCACCAAAAGAGGGTGAGATTACAGGAGAAAAAGTTCACGACGCTTATTGGAATGATGGTAAATTAAAAGAGATTGCTGAATACTGCGAACGAGATGTTAAGGTATTGGTAGATGTAATAAAAAAATTAAAAGAATTGAAATAATGGAAAATCAAAAAGAGTTTGACGAAATGCAAGAAAAACTTTATAAATTGAAAGATTATTTGTCATCTAATATGGTTGAGGACTCAGATGAAGAGGATATGGATATTGACTATGATTTAATTAAATCGGAATTCGGCGTTGATTTATTGGCAATGGAAGATGAGATTAGGTCTCATAAGGAACGATCTCCTTTAAAGTTTAACCTTATTCATCCTGACGCTATTGAACCCAAATACAATTACGAATCCGACTCAGGATTTGATTTATATTCAGTTGAGGAGATAGTAATCCCACCTTTCGGTAGGGTGTTAGTTCCTACGGGAGTTTGTTTTGATATCCCTGAAGGATTAGAAATTCAAGTTAGAACAAAGAGTGGGTTGGCAATCAATCAAGGATTAATGGTATTGAACTCACCTGGAACTGTGGATAATGGTTATAATGGTGAAGTTAAAGCAATTATCTTTAATACCAACAACTCCGAATTCAAAATTACTAAGGGTATGAAAGTTGCTCAAGGTGTATTATGTCCTGTATTTGCAGGTGGATATGTGGAATTAATTAAAGTATCGGAAATAAAAGAAAAAGATAGAAACTCAAACGGTTTCGGTTCAACAGGAATATAATATGGAAAATAAAGTTGACGTTTGTATTAACGTTTTTGGGAAACCTTGGCAAACATTATGTACATTAAAAAGTTTAATGAAACATAGCGGACATTTAATAGATAAAATTTTTCTTATTAAAGAAAAAGAACAACCATATAATGAAAATGTTGATTGGATTTTTGACTATTTTAATAATTTAATAGTTCACACCCCTATTAAATATACATTTACTAAATTTAAAGTGGATTATTCTAATGAGTCTGATAGACACACAGTTAGATATCAATATGGAATTGATAAAAGTGATAAAAAATTTATTTTTATAACACATAATGATATTTTATATACCGGAGATATAATTGGAGATATGTTAGAAAAAATTGGAAATTCAATTGGTATTGGTGAAATAGGTCAATGTTGGAATTGCCCGGCTTTTAGTGAGGGTCTTTGTAGTGGTAGTAAATTTTATGATTGGAATCCATCTATTGACGAAGTATTAAACTTAAAACTTCCTCACATTAGAACAGGATTACATAATATCGATAGAAACAACCCAAAACCAATGCCGGAATGTAGATTAAATGAGTGGGCGTGCCTAATAAATTTAGAATTAAATAATAAAGAAACTTTTCCGAATAACAACACTCCATTCTTTGGAGTTTATGGATTAGATTTAGGTGATCCTTGGTTTAAAAGTTTACATTTAAAAGGTTATAAATTTACAGATTACCGAGAAAATTATATACACGCATATTGGTCAGGAACAAGCGGATACTCAACACAATTAAACAAAAATATATACGATAAATCTGAAGAAAATGCTAAAAAATATTACGAACTTACTTTTTTTGATAACTAAAAAATAATATAAAATAAAAAATATGATAAACGAAACTGGTTTTTGGAGTAAAGAAAACTCAATATCTCATCACATACATAGTGATAATTTAAGCAAATGGATATCCGATTTTTTATCGGATTATAAAGACCATCAAATATATGATTTTGGTTGTGGCTTGGGTGACTATTTAAAGGATTTGGATTCGAAGGGATTTAAAAAACTAAAAGGAATTGAGGCCGACCCTATGAGAATGGATCATAATTTCGAAATTATGAAATTTGATTTATCCCAACCATTTATACTAAAGGAAAAAGGTATTATTATATGTTTAGAGGTTGGGGAGCATATTCCGGCAAAGTACCAAGAAATATTTTTAAATAATATTCTTAATAATTGTGATAAATATTTAATCATGTCTTGGGCTATAAGAGGACAAGGAGGGTATGGACACTTTAATGAATTAAATAATAATGAGATTCTACCATTAATTGAGGGATTAGGATTCACATATCTTGAAGAATTAAGTGAAAGTGTTAGGAAAACACCTGAGGATAAATGCTCGTACTTTAGAAACACTTTAATGATTTTCGAAAAAAAATAAATATGATAACAATAATTTACTCAACACATAAATCGGAAGATTACAATAAGACCTTCAAAGAACACATTTCAAAATCAGTTGGATTAAAAGATGTTCAGATATTGGAGTATATTAACCATAACGAATATTCGTTATCTCAATTATATAATAGAGGAGTATCTGAATCAATTTATGATATTATAGTTTGTTGTCACAATGACATCAAATTGGAAAATGGTTGGGGTAAAAAGTTATTAAAGGATTTTGAAGAAAATCCTGAGTATGGGATTATCGGTAAAGCAGGGTCATGTTATTTTCCCGAATCAGGTGTATATTGGGATAAGATGCAACAAACAATGGTTGGTCAAGTTTATCACCACCCTGAAGGTCAAAAGAAATGGTTAAATAGGTATTCACCTAAATTACCATTTCTAATACCTGTAGTAACCATTGATGGTTTATTTATAACTTTTAATAAAACAAAAATAAAACACACCTTCGATGAATCCATAGGGAAATTCCATTTTTATGACCATTTATTTTGTGTTCCTAATTATTTGGATGGTGTTAAAATTGGTGTAACATCGTCATTTGAGATTACTCACCAATCGGTTGGACAACCAAATCAAGAATTTTGGGAAAGTAAAATAAAGTTTGTTGAGAAATATGGAAGTAAGTTACCTTTGGATTTAAAACCTGATAGAATCTATGTACCGGAAATAAAAGAAAAACCGATAAAGAACCTTGGTAAGGTTGCCGTTATAATACCAACTAAGGGTAAATTAGAATTGTTATTACCTTGTTTAGATTCTTTCTATGAACACTGTAATCCTAATTTATTTGATATTTTTATTGCCGATACCGGATCTTCTGATGAAGAAAAAAACCAAATAAAAAACTACATTTCATTAAAAAATAACATTAACTTAATTGAATATGATTACTATAACTTTGCAAAAATAAATAACGACGTAGTTAAAAGCCATATTAATGATTCGTACGAATTCCTTTTATTTTGTAATAATGACATAAAGTTATTGAATAATGTAATTTATGGGATGTTGAAAATTTTTAAAGAAAACCCTAAAACAGGGACAGTAGGTGCTAGGCTTCATTTTGGTGATGGTACTGTACAACACGACGGAATTAATTTATATAGAAACAAAATTGATAAAAACTTTGGAGTTACTCACCTATGTTTATTTAACTATTACAATTACTCTACAATAAAAAAAGATGTTATAGGATCAACGGGAGCTCTCCTTATGATTAGGAAAATTTTATTTAATAAGATTGGGCGTTTTAATGAGAATTACACTGAATGTTTTGAAGATGTAGAATTAAATTTAAAATCATTTATGTTAGGATATAATAATGTTTGTGATAGTAGTTTAGTTGCTCATCACTATGAGAGTCAAACTAGGAATGAGGATAATAATAAATTAAACAGATTAATAAGTGATTGGGAGACGCAACTTCTACCTATAGTCAAAAATAACATAGATAGACTGTCACCAAAAATGTATATGGTTAATTAATAAGTTGTATAAAAAATAATTATTAGGTAGTATGAGCAAAAAAATTAAAATTCTAATAGGTTGTTTCTTATTTAAAGAATTAACGGGTTCTGAGATGTACGTTTATGAGTTAGCGAAAGGGCTAATTAAATTAAATTATGACGTATCTGTAATATCTCAAAATATTGGAGGTAGATTAACTAGTTTAGCGATAAGTAATGGGATTAAAGTTTACCATACCTCATCACCACCAGTTACAGAATATTTTGATTTAATACACTGTCAACACTATCATATAACCGATTTCTTAATTAGGTTATTTCCATTGTCTAAAAAAGTAAGCACAATTCATTCTGAATTAAATTCAGAAGAAAACCCTATTAATCATATAAGTATTTTTAAATACATAGCAATAAGACCACAAATAAAAGACCATATTGTAAATAACTTTAATATACCTGAAAAAAAAATCGAAATTATTTACAATCCAATCGATGAAAATAGATTTAAAGTATTAGATAATCCAAGTGAAAACTTTTTGTTATTTGTAGGATCATTAGAACATTTACGAAAAGAACCTTTATTTGATTTAGTTAAATACACTAGAGAAATTAACCAAGAGTTATGGATTGTTGGTACAAACCATTCAAATTACTTACAAGATTTATTAAAAAATGAACATGTAAAATATTTTGAATCAACTTTGGAAATTGAAGAGTTTATTCATAGGTGTTCCCAAACAGCTGGCATATTATTAGGTAGAACGACAATTGAGGGTTGGATGTGTGGGAAACCGGGGTGGATATATAATGTAGATGTTACGGGTAAAATAATCGATAAAAAATTGTATGAAGTGCCTGATGACATTGAGAAATATTATTCAACTAATGTTGTTAAAAAAATTAGTGAAATATATGTCGAAGTTTTAAATACGAAAATAATAAACTATTAATTAAATATAATGAAAAAATAAAAAACAAAGTATGATTAATTAATTGAGTTATTAATAATATTTATTAATAACATATGGAAAATCTAATCACGTTTATAATACCATCAATAAATAGACCAACTATTGTATCTACGGTGGACTCTTTATTAAACCAAACAAACCCTAATTGGGGATGTATAATCATTTATGATGGTGTTGAGGGTATTACGTTTGATGACGAAAGGATTAGAATAATTAATATACCGAAAACCGGTTCGTTCGGGGTTGGTGGTCAGTCAGGTTTAGTTAGGGATCACGGCATTAAAATTGTCGATACTGAATGGATAGGTTTTTTAGATGATGATGATACTATTCATCCAGATTATGTGAAAACATTGTTTGAAAAATATTTAAGTTATGATTTTGTTGTTTGGAGAATGAAATACATAAATGGTCATACATTACCAGAAATCCATAAGAACGATTTAGTTTATGGTAAAGTCGGTATATCTTTTTCATACAAAAATAAATTTGATAACTTATTTTTTAATGGGAATGGGGGCGTTGAAGATTTTGAGTTCCTAATGAAATTAAAAAATTTAACGGATAATTGGGTTATTGCTCCGGAAGTATATTATAACGTAAGACACTAAATATGAAATTGTTTGATAGATTTGATAAAGTATATTGTGTAAATTTAAAACACAGAGAAGATAGAAAAATTAATATCTTAAATGAATGTAAAAAATATGATTTAGGTGAGTTTAAATTTTTTGAAGCATTTAATGGTAATAAAATACCCCATAATTATAAAATATCAAATGGTAATGTTGGATTAATCATGTCTAATATTGAGATAATTAAAGAAGCCAAAAATAATAATTATAAAAATATTTTGGTTATTGAGGATGATTGTTATTTTACCGACGAAATACAAAATATTGATTCATATATGAATCAATTACCGAATGATTGGGATATGTTTTATTTAGGTGGTAATCATAATGAATGTGCCGGAACACCGCCCCCAATAAAAATTAATGAAAAAATAGTAAAACTACATCACACATTTACAACACATTTTGTTGTAATTAATAGTAGTATATATGATATATTGTTAGAAAAACTGTCTTTATTTGATAACCCAATAGATGTTATTTATTGTGACATACAAAAAATTCATAATGTGTATTGTACATCTGAAACTATCGCAAAACAAATTAACGGATATAGTAATATTGAAAATAGAGTTGTGGATTACCATTGGTTAATTAAATAGAATATGAAAAAAATTAAATAAGAGGATTTAAAACGAACATAAAATTAGTATCGTCAACTGATAATAATATTATAAATAAAAACCTTATATCAACTTACAATATTGGAAATTTGAATTATGTTTAAAGTTAATTTATTCGACTCTATGTTTAATCATTCTTATGGTGAGGATGGTTGTTTTACTTCGTCTTTTGGTAGATGCCCCAAAGAAGGGGAATGGGTTAAAAATATGATGGAGTGGGACGGAGTTACAGTTTTCACCGATACTCATTTTGATAAAGATATTGTAGATAAAGTTAATTCAAAAATTAAAATTGCTTGGTTATTAGAATCAAAAGCTATAACCCCAGATGCATATGCGAATATTGTAAATTATGAGCGCAAATTTGATTATATTTTGACTCACGATTCTGAGTTATTAAACCGAGGGAAAAAATATATTAGAACAATAGTTGGGGCTTCTAGAGTTAGTGATGATATGTGGGGAATTCACAATAAATCTAAATTGGTGTCTATGATTGCGTCATTTAAAAAAAATACTGAAGGTCATAATTTCAGACACGTAATCGCAAAAGAATTATCGCACAAACATAATATAGAAATGTGGGGAAGTGGATACCATAATTTCACAAATAAAATAGATCCATTAAAAGATTACTCATATAGTATATGTATAATGAACACTAAAGTTAATAACTATTTTACTGAAATTTTAGTGGATCCCATTTCTTTAGGTTGTGTGCCCATATTATGGGGGTGCCCAAATGTGAGTGAGTATTTTAATCCTGAAGGAATAATCAGTTTTAGTACTTTGGAGGAATTAGATGAAATACTTTACAGTATTTCTTTTGATGATTATAATTCACGTATGAGCGCAATTAATGAAAATATTGAAATTGCGAAAAGTATGAAATCAACTGACGATTTAATATTTAAAACTATAAAAAAATTAATTTAAATTATATGGAAAAAGTAGTAGTTGACCAAAGAGGTCAAAAAATTAACCAAATTAAAGACTATGAAACTAACGGGTTTATAAGAACTTGGTCTATTCATATTCCTGAAGAAACTTCATCTGAATTAAAAAAGACTTTGGACTCAACGTGGATTAACACGGGAAAAAAAGAAAAAGAATTTAGACAAAAAGTATGCGACCAATTTGGAGCAAAATACGCAGTTGCTTGTAATAGTGGTACATCAGCCCTTAAAGCGGCATTAATTTCATTAGGTGTAGGATCAGGTGATGAGGTTGTTAGTACACCTTTTACATTTATTGCAACAAACACATCTATTTTAGAAGTTGGTGCGACACCCGTATTTGCGGATATTGATTACGACACTTTAAATATTGACCCAAAAAGTATCAGAGAAAGAATTACTGATAAAACAAAGGCAATCATTGTAGTACACTATGGTGGGGTGCCTTGTGAAATGGATGAAATCCGAGAAATTGGTAAAGAATTTAATCTTCCGATAATTGAGGACTCAGCTCACGCTATGGGTTCAAAATATAAAGGTGTTAACATTGGTGCCGTAGGGGATATTATAACTTTTTCATTTCAGGTAGTTAAAATTGTAACATGCGGAGATGGTGGTATTATATGTACACCAAATCCTGAATATTACAAGAAATTAAAAGAAACAGTTTGGTATGGTGTTGATAGAGAAACTAAAATTGCAGACCCATTAGACCCATTACCAAATGATATAACTAGATTAGGTTATAAAATGAATATGAATGATATTACCGCAACTATTGGTTGTGTTGCAATGGACCATTTAAATGAGCAACTTTTAAAAAGGAAACGTGTTGGTGAAAAATATAGATATGAATTAAAAAATCTAAAAAAATTAACATTAGTTAAAATACCTGACTACGTTGAATCAAATTATCAAATTTTCCCTATTCATATTCAGGATAGAGAAAACTTTGCAAATTATATGTTTAGTAATGGAATTCAAGTTAATGTGAATAATAGAAGAAATGATAAATACACTATTTTTGGGGGTATTAAAGATTATTTAGTAAATACTGCAAAATGTGATGAAGATGTTATTTTATTACCTTGTCACGGAGATTTAACTGATGATGATGTAAATAAAATAATAAACACAATAAAAGAATTTGACAATTTATAATGAACTATAGTAATGTTGATTTATCACCCTTTGAAAAAGATATAGAATTTATTTATAATGATAATAAATTCTATTCGAGTAATTTTAATTTAAATTGGTTCACAGAGTTAGGTATTACCCCTAAAGTTATTATAGATGTTGGATCGTACGATTTTGGTGATTCCATAAAATACAAAATAGCATTTCCTGACTTAGAGGTATACTCTTTTGAGGCAGATTTGGAAAGGTATCGAAAAACGCATAAATTTGCCGAAAATTGTGGAATTAAAACATTTAATAAAGCAGTATTCAGTGAAAGTGGAATAATTGATTTTTATCCTGCTAAATGTTTAATAAAAGACGCCGGATCGTTTCACAATCCTGGCGAACACGGAGGTCAAGGAAGTATGTATAAAATTACTGAAAATTATAAAAAATATTTTCCTCACATAGAACAAACATCAGCCGTAAAAATTAATAGTGTTAAGATTAGTGATTTTTATTCATCTGAAAATATAAATGAAATAACTCTTGTTCATATTGACGCTGAAGGGTCTGAACTAGAAATCTTTAAAGGTTTTGGTGAAATAAGACCAAAATTAATTTATGTTGAGGTTCAGGAAAATTTATTTGAAAATAATTCCTCTCCTGAGTCTGTTCATAATTTTTTAACTGATATGGGTTATGTTATTTTAAAAAATTCTGGAGTTAATAAACTTTACATGTATAAAAATTAAAAATGAATAATATATTAAGTATATACGGAGCGCATGATTCATCGGCAACTTTTATTGATGAATTTGGTAAACTAAGAATTTTTGAATATGAAAGATTTGTCAAAGTCAGATACGCAGCATTTACCAAACAGTACGGTAATTATGAAAATGATGACGAAAATAGAGAAAATTTTTTAAAACACATTAAATCATACATTAAAAATGATATTGAATTGATCGTATATAATAATTTATTTGGGGAAGATTTCACATTATTATCAAAACACTTCCCAAATGCTAAATTTGAACAGATGGGTCATCATATGTCTCACGCATCTTCAGGTTATTTTTTATCAGACTTTAATGATGCGATTATAATTTCGGCTGACGGAGGAGGGCATGATTATGGTGTAATATCATATACAAATATTTTTCACGCTAAAGACAATGAAATTAAATTAATCTCAAGTAAAGATTATAATTTAGGGGTTGCGTATGGTAGAATAGGTTCATCAATCTCTGAAATTAGCGCAGGCGGTGGAGATATTATTGATTCTATGGCATATGCGGGTAAAGTAATGGGATTGTGTGCGTACGGTAATGTAAATCATAATTGGACTAATGCGTTCAAAACGTATTATACGGGTTCTAACACAAGTCAATACCAATCTAATTTAAATTTTTTAAGTTCAGTAACAAATTTAAATTTAAATTATAACTCGTTAAATGGACAAAATAGTTACGATTTGGCCGCAACATCACAATATGTTTTTGAAGAGGTTATGATGGATTTAATCAAACCCTATTTACATATGTCAGATAATTTTATAATTGTTGGTGGGTGTGGATTAAATGTTTTATTCAATCAAAAATTTAAAGTTGAATTGTCTAAAATAGGTAAGAATTTATATATGTCACCTGTACCTAATGATTGCGGTTTATCATTAGGGCAATTTTTATATAAAACCAAACAAAGAGTTAAAAATTTTGTATATGATGGTATAGATATTACGGATTATTATAAATTAAATGAATATGTTATTCATTATAACGCAAAAAAAGTAAATGTACCAATAATTACCGATTTAATAAAATCTGGTAAAATTATAGGTGTGATCAGAGGTGGTTCTGAAATAGGACCGAGAGCTTTAGGGAATAGAAGTATTATTTGTGACCCTACAATCCGAGATATGAAAGACATATTAAACTTGAAAGTTAAATTTAGAGAATGGTTTAGACCATTCGCACCTGTTTGTCGTGTTGAAGATTCTGAAATATTTTTCGATGATGTATTTGAGTCGGAGTTTATGAGTTACGCCCCAAAAATTAAAGAAGAATTTAGAGAGTCTTTGCCGTCAATAACTCACAATGATGGTACAGGAAGATTACAAACTGTTAATAAAGATGGACACCAATTATTTTATGATATTTTAACCGAATTAAAAAATAGAGGGGAATTACCCGTAATATTGAATACTTCGTTTAATATTAAAGGTAAACCAATTTTAACTTCAATCAGTGATGCTATTCATGTTTTAGAGGAAACGGAATTAGATTATGTATTAATTGATGATTACCTTTTTGAAAAAAAACAAAAATGAACGCAATTATTGGTCATACAGGATTTGTTGGGAGTATTTTAAAAAAAAGTGTTGTTGGTGATTGTTTTAATCGTGATAACATTAAAGACATACTAAATAATTCTTATGACACAATTTATTGTTCAGGATTATCGTCAGTTAAATGGTGGGCAAATAAAAATGCAAATGAAGACTCTAAAAATATTAACAATTTATTAGAGGTTGTACGTAATGTTAATTGTGATAAATTTATATTAATCTCAACAATTTCAATATATGATAACGAACCTTATGGAATTAACCGTAAAAAATTTGAAGATGATTTAAACAAAATTTTTGGTAATAAACTTATAATTGTTAGGTTGCCGGCGGTTTATGGAGACGGGTTAAAAAAAAATTTATTGTTTGATATGTTAAATAATTCAATTTTATCCGAAATTAATATTAAGGATAAATACCAATGGTATAATGTTAATAATATAAAATTTGATATTGATAATTTTTTAGAAACTGGTGAAAATGTTGTTGAGTTTTTTCCTGAACCAATAACTAACGAACAATTAATTTCACTATTCAGTAAAAATTTCAAAATAATTGATAATGATGAAAATTCATATATACAAAATAAAATCCCAAAAAATGGATATTTGTATTCATCAGATAAAGTAATGAAAGAGTTAAAAGAATTTATAGATGGTTATTGCTAAACTAATAGGAGGTTTTGGGAACAATTTATTTCAAATAGCAAATATAATTGGAGTGTCAAAGAGGTTAGGAGTTGATTTTAAAACAAATGGTATACCAATTAGAGGTTCTGCTGGAAATTTTAACGGACATGGTTTTGAATTTGAAAATATTTTTTATGCCGTTCCGGGGTTAATAGAAGACGTATCGTGTTCTAATCACTATATCCATACCGATTTAAGTAATGATTTCACATATAGAGAAGTGCCTTTAATTGATAACACTCTTTATGAAGGGTATTTTCAATCCGAAAAGTATTTTAACGATTTTAACATTAAAGATTTTTTTAAATTTAAAAATAATTTATTACTTGATGTTACTAACAAATATGGTATAGAAAGAGATAAAAAATATACATCATTACATTGTAGATTTGGTGGAGATAGAGACAATGAAAGTACTCAACACTACCATAAAAACGTATCTAAAGAATTTTATTTAAAATCACTATCTTATATACCTGAAAATGATGTGAAATTTATAATTTCAGATAATGTTCCGTTATCAAAACAAATTTTTGATGGTGAGATTGATAACGTAATATATGTGGATGAGACAATGGAGAAATCGTTTATATTAATGTCTCTATGTAACTATAATATTATTGGTAACTCAACATTTTCTTGGTGGTCTTCTTATTTAAATTTAAATAATGAGACTATAACAATAGCACCTAAATCAGAATGGTTTGGGCCTGGGTATAGAGGTGTGGTTTTGGACGACTTATTTCCAAAAACATGGATTTGTTTATGACTTTACAATCAATTTGTCACGTATATTATTAATATATGAAAAAAATATTAGTTTTTGGGGGGCATGGATTTTTAGGGAAAAATTTAAAAAATATTTTTGAGAATTCTCAATACGAAGTTCATTACATTAGTAGACAAGATGGTGTGGATTTACAAAATGAGAAAAATGTTATGGATATTTTAGAAAAAATTAATCCTGACATTATAATACATGCAGCGGCGCACGTCGGGAGTATAAATTACGTGTCAAATAATAGTTGTGATATAATTTATGACAATTCTCAAATGTATTTGAACTTATATAAATGTGTTGCCAAATTCAATAATAAAATTATAATAATAAACCCAATTTCAAATTGTTCATATCCTGGTGTAATTGATATACAAAATGAGGAAATGTGGTGGGATGGTAGATTACATGAAAGCATTGAGTCTTACGGATTTCCCAAAAAATTAGGATTTGTAATATCCGAATGTTATAAAAAACAACATAACATAAAAACAATAAATCTTATTATACCAAATGCGTACGGACCTAATGACTACATTGACCAAGAAAGAACTCACGCTATGAATGGTATAATAATGAGAATGATTGAATCTATTAAAAATGAAAAGCAAGAATTTAGTGTATGGGGGTCAGGTACCCCAATAAGGGAGTGGATATATATGCCGGACGTATCTAAATTAATAAAAATGATTATAGATGAAGAAATATACGATTTACCCAATCCAATAAATGTGGGCCAAGAATTTGGAATATCTATCAATGAATCCGTTAAAATCATTAAAAAAGCGTTAAATTATGATTGTAGTATAATTAATGATTTAACAAAACAAGATGGAGCACCAATAAAAATTTTAAGTAAAAAAACATTTAACAAATATTTCCCTAATTTTAATTTTACAAATTATGAGGATGGAATAAAAAACACAATAACGTACTATAAAAAATTTTTAAAATGAAAATATTTGTAACAGGTGGTGCTGGGTATATTGGAACATCGCTTATCCCTTTATTATTAGAAAAAAACTATAACGTAACAGTTTATGATTCATTAATTTTTGATAATGGAGATAAACTTTTACCATACGTAGGTAATGATAATTTTAATTTCATACATGGCGATATAAGGAATAAAGAACTTTTAACAAAAAGTTTAAAGGGTCATGATGTTGTAATACATTTAGCGGCGTTGGTTGGGTTTCCTATTTGTAGAAAAATGGGGGACGAGGAATCATATTCGGTCAATACAGATGGAACTAGAATACTAATAGAATCGATGGACGATGACCAATACCTTTTATATGGATCCACCGGATCTAACTATGGTGAAGTTGATGGTATTTGCACTGAAAACACTCCACTTAATCCGCTAACCGCATACGGGGTAACAAAAACAGAAGCTGAAAAATTAGTAATGAATAGAGAAAATAGCACGGCATTTAGATTTGCAACTGCGTTTGGGGTATCACCTAGACTTAGATTGGATTTACTTGTTAATGATTTAACATACCGATCACACACTGAGGGGTATGCGGTAATATATGAATCTCATTTTATGAGAACATTTATTCACGTTAAAGACATTGCTAGAGTTTTTTGTTTTGCCATAGAGAATATGGATGTAATGTCAGGTGAAGTATATAATATAGGACATGATAGTATGAATTACTCTAAAAAAAATGTTTGTGAAATTATTAAAAAATTATTACCTAAAACATATTTTAACTATGCGGATGTTGATGGAGATCCAGATAAAAGAAATTATGTTGTGAGTTACGAAAAAATTAATAGTTTAGGATTTAACACCACTATATCATTAGAAGAGGGTGTTAAGGAATTAATTAAGTCATTCCCTATGATACGTATAAAATCTAACTACCATAACGTTTTTCAAAAATAATATTAAACGAATAAAAAAATATTGTAAAATAGTTAGATGGTATATAATAAAAGATATCACAATTTATCGACAAACAATTTAAAAAAAATATTAAATAGTTTTATATGACAAGAAAAAAAGTATCACCCACTCAGAAATCTCAAACGTCAGCTAGACCTGAGTCAAACGAGAGACGACTTTCAAAAAAAGAATTAATTAATTCTTTAATAACTAAAAAAATAAGAAATAAATTCCTAACCGAAAGTCAAAAAACCTATTATGACCTACTAACCAATAATCAGATAGTTCTATGTTCAGGTCCGGCGGGTGTTGGTAAGAGTTATATATCAATGAAGGCGGCGGTTGATTTACTTATGGATCCCGAAAATTCATATGAGAAATTGGTAATTGTTCGTCCTGCGGTTGAAGCCGAAGAAAAATTGGGTTCTCTCCCCGGTAATGTTGAGGAGAAATTGGATCCATACATTTTCCCCTCTTATTATTTACTAAATAAAATTATTGGTAAAGAAGCAAGAGAAAAACTTAAAGAGGCTGAAATTATTGAAGTATTCGCCCTCGCATATATGAGAGGTATGAATATTGATAATACCATTTTGATTTTTGAGGAAGCTCAGAACGCAACCCCCAATCAAATGAAATTATTATTAACAAGAATTGGTTATAATTCTAAATTTTTCATATCAGGGGATTTGGAACAGACCGACAGATATAAAGACAAAAAACAATCTGGTCTTTGGGACGCTTTACAACGATTTAAAGGTATTGATGATATTGGAGTATTTGAATTTGGTGATGAGGATGTTGTAAGAAATCCATTGATTACTAAACTTCTAAAAAAATACATATAATGAGAATCGGTATTGAGTTAAATGGTGTCTTAAGAGATACCATAAGCAAAATGACTCAGGTATATGAGAAGCATATGGTTGAGGAGATGGCGGATGAAATCATTAAGACCTATGAAACCACCGTAGATTCCGAAGATTATATTGAGATGTCATTTAATGAGGTGGATTTTGTATATGAAATCAAAAGTCCTGTAACATCATTAAATTTAATGGATCACTTCTCCTTTAAAGATAAGGACGAGTTATATAATTTTTTGTATGAGGAATTTCCAATGCAGATATTTGGTCATGCCCCGTCAACTGAACTAACATCATTCAATGATTTAAACGACGTTTACTACAAATTGAGAGACGATCACGACCTAATGATAGTATCTGATGAAATAGGTAGATCGAAACCGGCATCGTTATTCTTTTTATCAAAGTTCGGATGTCTAATCGAAAAAGTAAAATTTTATAGTAATACGACAATAAATTCAATGTGGAATGAAGTTGATATTTTACTTACCTCAAATCCTGACTTATTATTAAGCAATCCTGATAACAAAATTATCATAAAATACGAAACGGAATACAATAAACAAATTAATTCAAAATATTCTATATCCAAAATAAAAGAGTTGGAGGATGTTTTGAATACGATTTTAAATCCTGAATGACAATGCTAAAAGTACTTAACGAAAATTATTACCTTGATTTGGACGCTATTGAACAATATATCAATATCACTTCATTAACGGGAGGACCTGAAACACACATCAATGTTGTTAAATATGAGGTCGTAAAAACTATGTTGGAGGTTATTATGACCGAAGACGAAGAAGTTGATGAGGCTTTGGGTCAAAAATCAACAGGACTTACAATCCCATTTAAACTGGCATTTAACACGCTTTTAAATAAAAAACTAATAAATAAATATTAATATGGATCAAGAAACATTAAAAAAATTAGAGAAATCTATCGAGAATCTTAAAGACAAGTCTGTTAGAATCTACTTCATAGTTCAAGATACTAAAGGTAATGCCAAGGCATCTTTAAGTTACATTTACAGAATGGCTTTATCGTTAAAACGTAACGGATTTAATCCAATTATGTTACACGAAAAACCTGATTACACTGGAGTTGAATCTTGGTTGGGTGAAGAGTTTATGACTGAGTTACCTCACAAAGCAATTGAAGGTCAGAATCTTGAGATATCCCCTGAAGATTTTGTTGTTGTCCCCGAACTTTATGGTTTCATTATGCCACAATTGGAGAAACTACCTTGCGCTAAAATTGTTCTATGTCAATCATATGATTATATGTTGGAGACATTACAACCAGGTCAAACTTGGGCTCAGTTAGGTTTCTTTAAGTGTATTACAACATCAGAACTACAGAAAGATTATATTAGTAATATTATGAAAGGTGTTACATTTGATATTATTGAACCTGTAATTTCTGATAAATTTAAAAAACAAGTATTACCACCTAAACCAATCATTGCTATTCACACGAGAGACCACAGAGATACTTTAACTCTGATTAAATCTTTTTACCTTAAATTTCCACAATACAGATGGATTACATTTAGAGACCTTAGAGGATTGTCAGAACAAGAGTTCGCAAACGCATTACAAGATTGTTTCTTATCTGTTTGGATTGACCCTAGTGGTGGATTTGGAACATTCCCGTTGGAATCAATGAAGTCAGGAGTTCCTGTTATTGGAAAGATACCTAATCTATTCCCGCAATGGATGAGTGAGGATAATGGTATTTGGATTAGAGAACACAACCAAATTGTTGATTTCATTTCCGACTTTTTACAGAATTGGTTAGAGGATAATATTAATGAAGAACTATTATCTGAGATCGAAAAAACGTCATCTAACTATTCAGATTTTAATAAGTTTGAATCTAATGTTGTTGACACATTCGGTAAGTATTTGAATACTAGATATGAGTCATTCACAGAACAATTAAATAAACTAGAAACAACGGAATCATAATATGGAAAATTATATAAATCTATCGGTTATTTTACCGATTAAGTCAGCGGCGGTTAAAGATTTTGACGAATTATTTGAAAAAGCAATTAACTCACTTAAAAATCAAAAATCACTATTTAACGAATTAATTATTGTTCACACCGATGAAACTAAATTAGTTGATGTTATTAACGGATTTGATTTCGGTGATTTAAATGTTAAGAAACTTTTATGGACTAAAGAACCGAGTTACTCAAATCAGATTAATTTTGGTGTTGAGAATTCTTCGTCTGAATGGGTTTCGTTTTTCGAATTTGACGATGAGTATTCAAGTATTTGGTTTAAAAATGTAAAATTGTATTCGGAAGCATATAAAGATGTTCAGGCTTTCTTACCTATTGTTGTTGATATTGATGATAAAGGTTTATTCGCAGGATTTACAAACGAGGCATCATTCGCCGCTAACTTTTCAAATGAAATTGGATACCTTAATAATGAAACATTACAAAGTTACCAAAATTTTCAAAGTGCTGGAATGGTTATTAAGAAAAGTTCGTTTGAGGAATATGGTAAGTTTAAAGCGTCAATTAAATTAACTTTTGTTTATGAGTTCTTACTTAGAATGACTTATAACAATGTTAAGATTATGACAATACCTAGAATTGGTTACAAACATTTGAATTTACGTGAAGGTTCTATTTTTTGGAATTACAAAAACGGTTCAGAAGTTATGTCACCTGACGAAGTAAAGTTTTGGATTGAGTCGGCTAAGAAAGAGTATTTTTTCACCATTGATAGAGACATAAAATATGAACCCCAAACAGTTTAATGACTTTATCTGGGGATACCGATACTGAGGTTAAAAAGAAAGGTAGAAAACCTAAGGCCGATAATTATTTTGATATAAGGGAAGAGGTTGCGGTAAGATTATTCTTATCCGCAACTACATATGAAGAAAAAAACAAAATATATAATCAAAGTTTAAGGAAACCTCTCGACAAGATGATATCGTCAATTATAAGACGATATAAGTTATATCGTAAAGATATGGATTTTATTGAGATCCACGCTGACACGCACTCTTTTTTAATGACCAAAATTGATAAGTTTAAACCTTCTAAAGAAAAGAAGGCTTATTCGTATTTTGGCACCATTTGTAAAAATTACTTAATGGGACAAATTATTAAAGACCAAAAAGAAACCAATAGAAAAATATCGTATGAGGATATATCTTATGACCTTGAGAATAATCTGAGACCCGATTTAATATATTATATTGATGGTGATTCAATAGACACTGATGAAATCATATCATCTTATATTAACGAATTACAAAAAATAATACAAGACGAACACTTAAATGAAAATGAGCGTAAATTGGGTGAATCCCTATGTGAAATTTTTGTTAATTATAAATCAATATTCATAAGTACCGATAATAATAAGTTTAATAAAAACATTATTTTGTTGTCCTTAAGAGAAATGACCAATTTATCAACTAAAGAAATAAGGTCGTGTATGAAAAAATACAAAAGAGTATATTTTGATTTAATTCAAAATATGGTTAAGTAAATATTTATAGGTATGACTAGACCACAGAAAAAAAAGATAGAGTTAAATAAGGAATCAATTTTATCCTTATTACAGGAAATCTACAACGAGCTTGTGGAGCAAAGAAATACCGCTCTAAGAATACAAAATAAAATGTTATCAATGATGAAGGATCCGGAAGATATGACTCTTATTGGCCCTGTAATTGAGAAACAACAAAAAATAATAAACGATTGTGTTGAAAAGAAATTACAACTTTCTAAACTACAATCGTCTATTTGGGAAAAATCCGCAAGTAAAGAGGAGAGTTTCTCTATTTCCGATATGGATGATGATCTGTTAAAAGATTTAATAGAAAAAGACGCTTTAGAGAGTAAACCATTTAAATTAAAGTAATTATGTCCGTAGATATTAATCAAGGTTATAGTGATGTTGATAAAAAAATCGCATCAAGTAAAACCTTTATAAAGATAAAATCTGATATCAAATCTATTAGTTCGCAGGGTAATAGCTCATTTGAGGAGGCTAACAAAGATATCGCCAATGGTTTAGATAAACTAACCGAACAGAAAAATAGATTACAAAAACAAGTACAAACCCAATTTGAACAACTATTAAAATTATTCAGTTCAAATAGGGGTAAGGGAACAGGTACAACTAAGTATCTAAAAACCGCCTTCACAAAAACACTATTTAAAATAAAACCTGAAATTGAGGAGATATTGATTGGTGCGGTCATTAACGCTATAGGGTGCTCTCAACAACAACAATATCAAGGTAATCAAACTTTATACATAAGTGTCCCGTCCGTTGACTTTAAATCCCTATTAAAAGTAGATCCCAACGCAATAACAGGTAAAGTTAAATACGAAAAACAAAAAGATTTATCCACAGGGAGTATTAAATACCCTATGAATAGACAATTATATCAAAGAATATCTGAACAAGGGGTGCCGTATATATTCAACGGAGCGTCAGGTCAGAATATTTTTGATATTTCATATGAACCAGCCGATGGGTCAGGACAACCTGGTGATTGGTTTAAAGTTGATTTAAAAAATAGAGTGAATGGGGGTAATAAAGTGTCTGACTTCTTAAGAGATTATTACAGGAGGATGGCGGTTATTGAAATTACTAACATATTTGCTCAATTAATGGACCAAATAACCGGTGCGGTTTCTTTTAGTGGTAATATAGGTTTAAAAGACCTTGAAGAACAAACAAAGTTCAGTAAGTTGTTACAACGAGCAATGGGTATGTGTTTTGACAATAGAAATGAAATTGATGTGAGTGGTAATTCAAAATTAGGGGAACTTGATAATTTAGATGATAGTTTTTTTGAATTTACTAATTTAGATTTACTACAGATTAATCAAGAAGTTACAAATATTCAAAATAATGCGGTGGAGTTCGAAGGATGTGATAACATAAAGTTCCCTGTTAACTCAATTCAAATAATGGAAAGTTTAGATAAATTAAACTTCATTGAGGGTGAGGGGGATGAGTTGGTTGACGCCATTAATAACCTAACATCAACATTCACAAATAATCCAGAATTAAAAGGAATTGGGTTAGATTTAAATGTTAAATTATCATTAGATTTCTCTTTTATTAAAGAATTACCAAAAGCCTTGGTTACGTCATTATTAACACCTAAAATAATGTTACCTATTTTTATAATGTTAAAGGCTTTGAGCCAAACGGCAGATCTTGAAATAAAATCATTAACTGATTTTGCCAAAAAATTTAAATCTTTCTTTATTGAGATAACTACTAAAATAGGTGGGTTATTTGTTAAAGAATTGTTTGCGATGTTAAAGAAAGACATTGTAATTTTACTTAAATCAATTGCGAAGGATATATCAAAAGAAAAACAATTAAAAAAATATGCATTGATAATAAATTTAATTGCTTTATTAATACAGATTGCCAAAATTGTTAATGATTGGAGGCAATGTAAAAATATTATAGACCAACTATTGGCCTTATTTAGTGGTATTGGTATTCCATCATTTAAAAAAACGTCAATACCTTTACCCCTGTTATTAGTAGCTCCGGCATTACCAGGATATTCCGCAAATAGAGCATTTATAAATCAGATTGAGGAGTTACAAAAATTAGGTTTACCGACCGGTCCTTTACCGGACGGAAGTCCAAATTTAGGTTTAATATCTGGATTTGCGGCATTACAAGGTCAAGCAAAAGAGTTAAATGAAAACGCTAAAACCGAATTTGCCATACCTCCATTACCTGTTGCGGGTGGGATAACATCAATATCTAGTTTTTCGGGAAAATTTGTTTAATATGGAAATTGAAAAATTCAAAAGTGTTATTAATGACATTGAAAATAGTCCAAATAAAGATTTGACTTCCGTTATGGATTTTATTAATGAGGATTTTGTTAAAACTAAAAACTCGATTATTAACCTAACACTTTATTTAGATAATTTAGAAATCACCTATAATAAAGTATTAAAAGAGTATCAAAAAAGAAATAATGGAAATAGGTAAAATATTATTTACAGGTTTTGTTCTTGATAGTGCTGACCCTTATAGATTAGGTCGATTGAGGGTACAACCAGACAACCAAACCAAAAGCGATATATTAAATAGCGTTGATCCAAAGTATCTTAGTTCAACTAAGGATAATATTTCACCAATTTATTTATGGACAAAATACGACCCATTTGTTTTTTTACCATTATTACCGTTTTCTTTAAATGTAACGCCAAAAATTAATGAATCGGTTAATATATTATACCCCGTGGTACAAAGTATCGGTAAAACACAATTAACCAAATTCACTGACGCTGCTAGATATTATTTACCAACATCACCATCATCACCGATGTCGGTCGCTTATGAGAATTATGTATCATCAAAAACAAACACATCAAAGGGGGATAACATCGCACCGACTTTACCATTGGCGGGTAATGGGGGTCAAGTACCAAAAGATACTAAAGGTATATTTCCTGAGCCAGAAGATAATGCGATTTTAGGTAGAGGAACTACCGATATCATTCTTAAAGAGAATGACGTATTAATCAGAGCGGGAAAAACAAAAAAATATGATGTAAATACATTACCAACTGCAAACGATAATAGGTCATTTTTACAATTATCACATTTCACAACCTCAATGGTTAAGGATAAGCCAACGTCTCAATTAAGTATAACCACGGTATCACAACCAATAAAATTATTGGTGGAGTGGCATATAACTAACCCTGAGAATGACCAAGATATTTTTACAGGGTATGTTAATCTATATAACGTACAAAGAAAAAAAGACGACAGATTAAATAGTAAAAATTTTAAAATAACTACCGATATTGAGGACATAAAAGGGGCTCAGTTACCTATCAGTATTAACTTCCAAGGACAGAGTTTTGAAAATGCGGTTAACTTAATCAATTCATTTATTTTACAATTACTTAATGGTGAAATAAATATGAAAGATTTTGATGGGTATAATGGTAAAATATTTAAACCCCAAAATGATGGAGACCAATTTACTTTTGCCTTTAGACCGTCACCGGCAACATATAATAAGTTAGAGGATTTGAATGGGTCATCACCACTTGAAGCGGTATTAGAATCCAGTAACATTATGAGATTCTACCAAAAAATACAAGTGGGTAGTGGGGGTATGTCTTTTGGTTTCGGTATTGTATCGGGTAAAAATAAAGATGGTAATCCTATTTTTGGGGATCCGATTAAAGTTAATAATAATAAATACACCCCATTTAAAGTTAATAATGAAAGTGTTACTTATGGAGTATTGGGGGCTCAAAAAATATACTTAATTTCTCAAGATTCACAAATAGGTCAAAAGAAAATAGATTTAAAGAATACAATTTATGGTATATCACAACCAAAATTAGTTGATATGGAAAATCAAACTGACCCAATGGTTAGGGGTGATAAATTAATGGATATGATAACTTTGATTGTTAAATTCTTAACCGCTCACGTACATCCATATCACGGTTTAGCTCCAGTCCCAACGGCATTGGATGGTACATTATCTGCGGATATATTACAAAAGATGTTGGATGCTCCAAATACGGTTCTAAACCAAAACGTAAGAATAAATTAATTATCCAACTTTATTGATATTTATTGTAAAACAGAAAAATGTCAATAAATAACTCATATTTCAGTAGAAACAACACTATACTATATAACACATATAGTAATACGGGTCAGGCGCCTATAACAGAACTTTTCTTTGGCTACATTAATACCGAAAACCCAAGTACAATATATAGTAGATTCATATTTGACTTAAATTTAGATTTATTAACTGAGAAGATTAGTAACGGAGTTATTCAAACAGGATGTACTAGTTCTATGACTCATACATTAATAATGACCAATACCGCATCATTTGATCCGGGATTATTAAACGCCACTAGGTTTTCAGGTGAAATAAAAAGAGCGTCATCTTTTGATTTAATATTATTTAGAATCCCACTCTCTTCAGGTACAACTGGAAATCCCCAACCTTGGGACGAAGGTGTTGGTAGAGAATACGATTTTGGTATAGGGTTAAATGACACGGAATCTGTTTTTACAAGAAAAAACTTCTCATTAGAATCATCCAATTGGTTTTATCGTCAAACAACATTACCTTGGTCAACAGAAGGTATGTATGATAACACAAACTCAATAACGGGGTCAGGTGTAAATTATTCAGGTCTTACTATTATTGCGGAACAACATTTTGAATTTGGAAATGAGAATATATCTTTTGATATGACCGATGAAATTAATGGTATTTTAAATGGTGCAATAACAGGTGTTACTGGATGGGGTATTGCCTATAAACCAAATATAGAATTATTTACGGGGATAACTCAGTATTTTTCCGTTGGTTTCTTTACTCGTCATACTCAAACATTTTATGAACCATACCTATTAACAAATTATAATGATTTAATTACCGATGATAGGGATTTGTTTAGTTTAGGAAGACCAAATAAATTATATTTGTATCTATATGAAGATGGTAACCCAGTTAATTTGGATTCCAACCCAATTGTATCACTATTAGATAATAATGGTGACCTAATACCATCTTTATCCGCTATTACAACATGTAGAAAAACTAAAGGAATATACGAAGTAACAATACCCGCATTATTGGGGTATAAGTCACCTTGTACCTTTACTGATGTGTGGGGTGATTTATTTTTAAATGGGATTCAATTACCCGACATTGAAAATGAGTTGGTCATACAACCATATTCAAAAGCGTTAACGATAGGAACAACAACTAAGGAACCTGCTTTATATGGTTTTGATTATTATGGGATAAAACAAGATGAGAAAATATTAAATACGGATTTACGTAAAGTTGGTGTTGTCATTAAAAAACAATACACATCAAACCAACCACTAGAAAAAATAAAGGCATATTACCGAATATATGTTAAGGAGGGTCAAACTGAAGTTCAAGTTCAGGATTGGACACAAATAAATAAAGCACCAAATGAATATTACTTTATCTTTGACACAAGAGATAAAATACCGAATGAATATTACATTGATTTAAAATTAGATGTAACGGGAGAAATCAACACATACAAAAAACAAATCAAGTTTCAGATTGTAAATAAAAAATAAATTTAAAGGTTACTAATATTAATTCATATCTTACATTTGATTAATCAAAAATTAACTATTAATATTTATTAAAAAAAAACAACTATGAAAACACTCCTAACACTTTTCGCGGGAATTTTGTGTCAAATCTCTATTGCTCAATCCATATGGGTTGATGAGATTGTATCATTCAATCAAGGACTAAACAACGATGGTCAAGTCGTTAGTTCCTTACGCTCTAACCCATTACGAGCCATCGGTCAGGCTCAATCTTCCGACACACCAACAAGTGAGGAAAACGCTAATTACGTTTCTTTAGGTTTCGGTGGAGAAATTGTCCTTAAATTCTCAAGTCCGGTAAAGAACATTGAAGGTAATGACATTATCTTGTATGAAACAACATTTAACAATCCTAATTGTAAAAGATACCCTGAGAAAGTTCAGGTTTTTGTATCCCAAGACAATTGTAATTGGTATTATGTTGGTGAAGCTTGTCAAGACGAACAATTTGATTTGGGTGAAATGAATTGGGTTCAATACATTAAAATTATTGATGTTTCCCCTCATGGTAATTTTGAATCGTTGGGAGTTTGTGACGGATATGATATTGATGGTGTTGAGGGAATTCAGAAAGAAAACAATCCAACACCAACAACATTGATTGGTGGATCTGCTCAGAAAGTAATGTCCTACACACCAGGACTAAGAAAAAATGGAACTCCGATTACCACGGCAAGAACTAACCCATTAAACGCTTTAGGTATCCCACAAGGAACTGAAGTAATTAATTTCGTATCATTAGGTTTCGGTGGTCAATTAGTTTTAAAGTTTGATTTCGTTGTCTTTAATGAAGAAGGTGATGATATCAAAATTACTGAAACAAGTTATGGTAATCCATTATGTTCTAATTACCCTGAAAAAGCGTTAATTGAAGTGTCTATGGACGGTGATTATTGGACTTTATTAGGTGAGGTATGTATGGATTCGTATATTGAGATGGAATATGTTAAATGCTTCCAATACATCAGAATAAGTGATAGAAGTCCATTCACTCAATTCTCATCAAGTGCTGATGGATATGATGTTGATGGTGTAATGTCACTACATTATTGTAATAATCAAAGTAGAGTTGAGTTTGATGATGTTATCACGTCTAATGACGAAATTGATGTTTCATTATCACCCAATCCTTTTAACGAAGAGGTTTTAATTAATAAGACAGAATTATCTAATGTGGAAATTTATGACTATGTAGGTAAGATAGTAAAATCAATAAAAGGCGTTACAGGTAAAATAGAAACCAAGGATTTACCAAATGGTATATACTATATAAAGGTAATATCCAAACAAAATACGACACTACATAAAATGTTCAAAAAATAAATAATAAAACCCCCCTCCAAAAGAGGGGTTTTTTGTTTTATAAGGTATTTATATTATTATGAAAAAAGTAATTAGATTAACCGAATCAGATTTAAGAATGATTGTTCAAAGAGTCATAGAAGAATCTAACACCTCCACAAATACTTTATTAGGAAGGAACTTTACCATTAACCCTGATGGAACAATATCAATCGCTAATAGTCAGAATAAATTACAAAAAATTAGATTATACACTAAATTAGGTGATATGAATATTAAAAACATAACACCTACCGGTAATGGTTATACAATAACAGGTGGTAAAATGTCTAAGGATGTTGATTCCGATATAATTAAAAAAGTTATAAATTTCGTGGATACGGGATCACCAAGCGTAATTGATAGTGGTAGTTTTATTGAGCCTGATTTAAAATTAAAAAAAGTATAAAAATGAAAAAAGTAATTAGATTAACCGAAGCAGATATTACTCATTTGATAAAACGAGTATTAAACGAATCACACGAAGAACGTGGTGATAGATATATGTTCTTTTCAAACTTAGAACAGATGAAAAGACAATGTGAATTTCTATTAGAACAAGATAGGGGGATGATAGAAGAAATATTGGATAATGGTCACGATTGGGCACAAGACCATATTGCCGAATCCAAAAACAATATGGATCAAGTTTTTGATTTTATGATGAATGAAATCAAAGGTGGTGATGAACAACATATGGATAATAGTTCTTTTGATGATGTAATTGAGGAGGGTAGAAAAAAGGCCGGAACTAAATTATGTGCGAGGGGTAAGGCGGCGGCTAAATCAAAATTTAAGGTTTACCCCTCAGCATACGGAAATGGGTTCGCGGTTCAAGTGTGTCAGGGTAAAATGAAAGGTTTAGACGGTAAAAAAAGATGTTCCCCACCTTATTGTTAATCCAAAAAAAGTCATTATCTTTGTAAAACCAAAATCGGATATATGACACCCTACCAATTCGTAAAACACAAAATTAATAGAATTACTTTTCGTTATTATAAATGGATAAAACGTCGTCCATTAGACCAAGGTTTAGACCCCGAAATTAAGGAGTTCCAAACAACTTGTTTTCACATTTGTCGTAAATTAATTAATCAGAATGATTCTGAATTAATACTATCACCCATAAGTGATAAACGTGTGGTTAAGAATGAGAGATTGGGTATATACCTAACATTACAGAGCCAACAGGCGTTCGTAACCAATCACGTATATCATTATTCTATTATATTAGACGCTAGAACTTGGGAAAGGGTAGTTTACTTGTTTAATCACGAGATAGAACGTCGTAGGAAGTCCTACGAGGTTGTAATCAATGGACAGATTAGTCACTCACTTAATGATATTCTTAATAAGTTCTAATTTCTTTTATAATTTTTTTAACCAATTTATCAATACCTTCATTTTTGGAGGTATTTTTTTTTGGTTTATAATGAGTCATTTTTGGTTTGTTTCCCGTTCCTGACTTAGAGTGTGATTTCTCGGCAGTTCTTTTTTGTTGACAAGCACTTTTCTTTTGTGAGTCAGTCATTTTTGAGGCAACACCTGCGGCTCTACATTTTGGATATCCCTTATCTGAAGCCTCAGGTCTACCACAAGGAGGATGACCCCCACCTTCTTTTTTTCTACATATATTAACCCAAGGACCTCCCGGTTGTTTACTACCTTTAGGTTTTTTCTTAGTACCGAACCAAACACCCAAATCCTCCCTTAAAACATTCTTTATTACATCCCTGATGTTTTCGTTCTCTGTTGATTCACCCAATGGTTTAATTGGACCATTACCACTATTTAAGTTATTACCATCATCATCAGAATCACTTGGATGGTCCTTAATATATTTAGATATTTTTCTTGCGTTTGTTTCCATTTTCTTTATTTTATTTTTTGGTGTTGACATCTTACCGTCATAACTATCATAAGCCAATTCGGAGTCATCGTATTTAGAGGTTGGTATATAGAAAGGTTGCATTTCTTGCTTATCAAATTCCCTAATACCTGGCGATAATGGTGCTTGGTATTTACCTGACGATGAAGATGTAACTGTAGCCTCGTTTAATTTATTGTTACTCATTTGACTTAATGATTTGTTATTTCTATTTTTATATAAATATCTTAAAAAACGAATTGTTATGATTTACGAACATTTTAAATGGACTCCTGAGTTAACAGAAGAATTTTCTAAAATAGTTTTGGATAATTACGAATTGATTGATAATATTGAACAAGAAATAATGATGTTTATAAAATCAAAAGTTTATGCAAGAAAATAATCCATACGCAGTTTTATTCGGTAGTATAGAACTACACTCAGAAGAACATATAGATTTAATTTTGGGTGTTATGGATAAGGAACATGCCAATTATTACTTAGTGGAAGCCGTTAGACACGCTTATCAGAGGGGGGTATATAGTTTTGCTGAGGTTGAAATCATATCTAAATCAATAAGGGTATTGTCTAAAACGGAAGAATTACCAAAAGAAGGGGCATAAAAAAAGGGACAATTTCTTGTCCCTTTTCAATATTACATAGATAATTGATTATCTCAATTCTCTCAAATCAAACGTTCTAACACCATCAACTGTGATACGTCCGTAGAAACGGTTATTAACCATTTTCTTAGCGTAACGTGTCATAATACCTTTGATAGGTGTAAAATTGAACGGATTGTACATAGTTGGTGTTAATTGTAGAGGTACGTACGGTGCGTAGATGTAACCTGTGTCAAGTAACGATGTACCTTTGTGACCAACTAACACTTGGTTAGCAGGGAAGTAAGGGTCACGGAATACTTGGTAACGACCAGCTAATGTACCTACTCTTTCAATACCCATGTTGTACTGATCTTGCTCAGGTGAAGCATTTGATACGTGGAAGTATTCCAAGTCATCAAAAATTGCAGAAACTTCAGAAGAAACTACGATCCAATTAGCACCACCACGAAGAGTTGACTTGTGAATTTGAGCCGACAATTGGTTAATTGCGGTAATCAAAGTCTGATTCCAATCTTTTTGAGTGTATTGAGTTAATGGATTAGATGATGTTCCTCTCTTCCATCCGTTGTAATCCCAACGTAGATTCCAAGCCGCTCCTTTACGTAAGTCACGTAAAATTTCACGGTCAATCTCAGCAGCTACTTGTTCTGACAACAATGCCGTCAATTCAGCCTCAGCGTCGATGTTATGGAAAGCCGCAACGTCTTGAGCTAACTCAGGAGACCATTGTGCTCTTAGTTTTCTTTCAGTAACAGATACAGTAACGGATTGAAGGTCGAAAGAAACCTCACCAATTTGGTCTTCGAATTCCAATGACTTATATCTTCTGAAAGAACAAGTAAATTGAGTTCCATTTGATGCATCACCAGAGATATTTAAAGTTAAACCTGAGTAACCATCTAAAGAAGCCGTACCAAGAGCACAAGGAACTTGTAAGTCAACTTCTAAATAAATAAGACCTACTGAATCACATATATCGTAATAAGATCCACCATTTCCTGTTGATGACCAAGTTGTCGTAGCTTGTTGTCCGTATTGTACAATACCTTTACCGTATTTTTGAGTAACAACTCTAAATAGTAAGTCACCAGATCCCATTCCTGAGAATGCTCCGGTAGATACTGCTTTAACCTTTAAATCAGAAAGGAAAGCCTCGCTATCAATTTCCATACCGTCAGGTCCAATCAATTTACCTTCACCTGCGGTTGAGAATCCTGACATAACGATAATTGCTTTTCTGTAAACAGGACCTCCGTCAGCACCTGTTGCCGCTACCGTACCACCTGTTAAAGAGTAAGCCGTTGGTATCATTACACCATTTGACCAAGCAACTGTTACAACATTTGTTGTTGTAATTGCCGTATAAGCACCTTTTGAGTAATCAAAAAGTCCAGCAGGATCCAAAGTTGGTTCATTTCCTTCATAAAATCTATCATAAAGGTTTTTATCGTTAGCACCATAACCCGCTTGTGATTCTGCTAGTGTTGGACCATCTGGTGCTCCAACAGGACCGAAATGTGGATTTCCATTAGCGTCCGCAGTGTTATAACCTTGAATTTTAGGTACGAAGTAGAATAATTTACCAATTGGTAAGTTCATTGCTTGTACTGATACGATTTCGTTAGCCAACAATTTAGAGAAAACACGTCTTACGATTGGAAAAACAACTGTTTCAAATGCTCCGTTAGAAGATTCTGAAGATGCTTCGTTAATCAAGAAAGATGCTTGGTTTTCATAAAGTTGTGCAACGTTTTCTTTTAGGTGGCCTTTAAGACCTTCTAGGAACCCTAATTTGTCCCATTTGTTAATTGTATCTTCTTTGATAACCTTAAGGTGCTTAAGACCGATGTTACCAACAAGACCTGATTCTAATAATGCTCCCATTATATTTTAGTTTTTATTGTTTAGTTTATTTTACTCATCAGATCTTTCATTCTCAAGAACTGAGGATTTTCATACGTTTTTGATTCAATCAATGTAGAAGCCGAGCCTGATGCAGGTGTTTTTTCGATTCTAGTCTCAATTGATTCTGTAATTGACCCTTTAGTTTTTGTTGAAAGTTCTTCTTTTATCGTTTTATACAAATTCTTAGATTCTTTTATAGTTTCAACACCGTCAAATCTTCTTAAGATGTTTATTTTTTCTTGTTTTGAAGTTGAGTGTTCTGTGAACAATCTCGTAGCGTACGCTAAATTTGAATTAAAAATAGCAACTTCATTAAGTTTATCTCTAAACACATTAAGAGCCTTACGATATTCTTCGTTCTTTTCTCTTAAAATTTGTACTTGATTAATGTTTCTTTGTTCTTCAATACTGATATTTGATTTGGAATGAGCTCTTGGTTTTGGTAGACCGCCTTTTCTGAACATTGAACCGTTACCTAATGTACGTGAAGCTTCTTTGGTTTCTTCTTTAGATTTACCTGAAACAAACATAGATGAAGGTTTCCCTTTACCCATCATAGCACCTTCTTTGGTTTCTTTCTTCACAGGTTTGTTAAAAATTGTACTTTTAACTTTACCCATTCCGACACCTTTAGTACCAGTTTTCATATCTTCTTTGAATCCACCTTTAGAAGTTTTGTAAGAGAATTTTGAAGGTTTTCCGATTTTTGCGCCCTTACCAATTTTTGGTTTCATTGATTCGTTTTGCATTTCCTCATCTTCTTGTTCATACATTTCTTCTTCGTCTTCTTCTCCAAACATATTTTCTTCGTCTTCTTGTTCAGACATTTCTTCTTCGTCAGAATCCATTTCAATTTCATAGACAACTTCTTCATCGTCCACGTCAACTGTTTCACCTTCGTCAAAAACTTTTGATATAATACTGTCGATGTCGTCATCATCAGATTCATCCATTTCTTCGTAAGATTCTTCCATTTCTTCCTCATCAGATTCGTACATTTCATACTCTTCTTCTTCGGACTCACCCATTTGGATTAGATATTCAGAATCTTTGTTTTCGTCTGTTAGATGAATTTGGTCATCGTCTTTTTTAACGATAATACCGTCTTTTTCTCCCATCGCCATGAAAACCTTTAATAGTTCTTCATCTGAGATACTGTCTTCATCTGATAGATCGATAACTTCGTCATCTCCCATATCCATATCCATATCAGTATCCATTTCCATTTCATCCTCGTCAGAGTCAATGTCCATTTCCATTTCATCCTCATCGGAATCCATATCCATATCCATCTCTTCTTCATCAGAATCCATATCCATGTCAACTTCTGTGTCAATCTCCTCGTCATCTTGTTCAGATACGATAGATTCTTTTACTAATTCTTTGATTTCTTGCTTCATTGTAGATGCAAGTATTCCTTTTGCGTTTTGTGAAACTGCCTCTTCCAAATTTCTCATTTGTAGAAGAGCGTCTTCAACTAAAGATTTTTCTTTTGCCATTAGTGCTAATTTTTCTATATAAATATTACCATTTCAGTAAAAATTCGTTTATTATAGTTAAATCGTAAAAAAAAACAAAAAAAAAGGGGAACGTTAGTTCCCCTTTTTAAAATAGTTCATTAAATATTAATCAATAACCTCATCAATTTTACTTTCTGATATTGAGGTGATTCGCCAATCAAACGTGAATGTTTCATAACGTTTAGTTACCTTAGCCTCAACATCTGTTGGGTTATACCCATTAATCAATTTTTCTTCTCTAACTTTTTTAACCTTACCGGTTTGTTCGTCAGGCATTTCATAAGTGATTTTAGCCACAAAATATTTCTCGTCCATAATTATTTTTATTTTTTTATAAATGTCGTTATTAAATTATAATTTGTCAAGTTCTATCGACATTAATAACAATCATCCACCCAAATAATCGGACAATTTTCTCATTAAATCTAATGACTTATTTCCTGTTTCACCAACTTGTCTTTCAACTGACATTTTTTTCTCTTCCTCTAAGTTCTCATCATACTTCATTCTATCGTCAGGATTTGAGAATAGATATGCTCCCGGTGTTGATGGTGATGATACTAAGTCAAAACAAATTAATTCAAAATCATCCTGAACTTCATTTTGTTCACCAACTTTTTTAAGTGAACCGACTCCTCTTGAAGATATACCTAATGTAACGCCTTGTCTAAGGTAATTTGCAGCTAAGTCACCCTTAGATGAACAAACACCCCTTTCGTGGAATCCTGGCGTGGTTAATAGTTTTAATTTACCCATTAAGACATTACCCTCCCACCATACTTCAGTAATAATGTGGGAAACTCTGTCTAAATCTATTAAAGAAGATTCGGGGTGATTTAACTCTGATAAAGATGTTCCTTTTTGAATTAATTTTTTATAATTCTCAGCTTCTCTTTTTAATATTTTTTCGGGGTATGATCTACCATTTCTGTTTGGTGTGTCGTATTTTTGTAGTACGGCGTAGAACTCAAAAGGTTTACTATGATCAAGAAAACCTTTTGATTCTTTTAATATATCTTGGTTGCCGAACTCTCTTGGTGATACATATCCTGCGTCATCCTCAATAAGAATACCTTTCTTACCTGATTCGTTACCTTTTAAAATTCTATATTCGCTCATATGTTATTTTAACAATAAATACCGCGAACTTTATATTTATGCCTCAACTAATACAGATTTGTCTTTTTTACTAACGTGAAATTTAAAATATTCATTACCTTTGAACACATCATTGTGTATTGAGTTAACTATATCTTTAATGGATTTTTTAAGTTCGGGTGATTTGAAATCAATTTCGTTCATTAAGAATAAATTTATTTCTAAATTCATAAAAGACCTTTTTTTGTATTGTATTCCACTTGTTCTTAAATCTAAATCAACTATAAAATTCTCATCGAATATCTCCCTGTTGATTGTCTCGTAGATTGCGTGTTTTACGGCTCTTGACATATTTAGGACAATTCTTGTCCAATTTTCGTAATCGTCGTTCGGCTCAACCCAAGATTGTATATTAATGTAAAGTGATTTAAGATGTTTTGAATCTACTGTCCCGTAATTAATTTTTGATGATTTGTAACCGACTAATTTTGAGGTTTTACCCTTCTTCATAATTCCATAATTGATATGTTTATTGTTTTAGGAATTATAGGTTAATATTATTATTTTGTCAAAAAATTAAAGTTTATCAATTAATGAACGCAATTTAACTAATTCTAACCTATCTGGAGTTTTGATTTTAATATTATCTATTGTTTCATTAATGGTATTTCTAACCGACTCATCACCCTCATTTACCGTTAATAATGTTAGTTTAACAATAGCATCATCTCTCAACTCGTTAAATGTCCTTTCTAATGTTGATTCATCCATTTTTAATAGACCTATAACCTCTTTTTGCTCCGATTCGGTAAGGTTACTAATATACTCTGAATATGACTTATTTGCGATGTTTAACATTGAATTTATTGGTATATTAATATTTGTATTATTTTCACAATAAGGTTCTTTTTGTAAATTTTCTACAATTATTTTTTTGTTTTTAATTTTATTCTCTAAATTTAAAACATCATCTGATCTACCCAATAAATTATCAATATGTTCGTATTGGTTACTTGCCTTTGTTTTAGATACCCAATCCATAATTAATTTAATGTCCTTATTTTGGACTTTATTAATCAAGTTTTCGTATAGTGTAATGGATTCAAATACGAATTCTTTAGCAATACTCTCACTTAAACCCTTATTAGAGTTTAGTTCATCATATAGATAAAATAACTTAGAAATATTTTTATTACCAAGAACCAATTTATTGAATGTTTTTATTTCATTCTTAAATGTGTTATTACTATATGACTCTAATAATAGAGCTTCAATTTTCGTTTTTAGTATACCAAATTTTACCATCTCTTTAAATGTTTTTATATAAATATCAATCTTTTAACAATCTGTTCAATTCATCCTCCATTTCACCTAAAGAATTTTTAGCTCTGGATAAATTTATATATTCGCTTTCAGACACCAAACTACTATTTTCTAATAATATATTCACATTATCCCTATTTGAAGATTCAGGTGTTACCCCCGCTTCTCCACCCGGAGTTGGTCCTGGAGGTGGCGGTGCGATACCTCCACCTTCCTCTCCACCCATTGGTGGTGGTTCCATTCCTCCCATATCTCCGCCAGGAGGTGGTGGTGGAACTGCAGCAGATGCTGCGGTTGTTCCTGTTTGTTGTCCGTATAATTTATCAATATTATCAAATATGCCCGTGTGAACAATAATTGTTGGTGTATTTGTAAGTTCAGCGGCAACCGCTTTCTCAATTCTTTGTTGTTGTAAATCCAATCTAATCTCTTCGTCAGAGAATCCTAAGATATGTTTCTTAGCCCAAGATTGTGACACAGGAGCAATACCTTCAATACCAGCAACCGCATCTTTATATAATAGAATCTTTTCTTTCCACACATCAACCTTTAATAGATCGGCTTGTGTGGATGGATTAGTTAATGATAATGTAAAATTAGATAATTCATCTTCAAAACCCAAAAGAAATAAATGTATGATGGCGATTTTATTCATCTCAGCCAACATACTCTTTTGAATACGATTAATAGTTCTCGCAAAACGAATATCCTGTAAAGATAAATTCTTTCCGTCACCAACAACCTCCTCAAAACCTAAAAAGGCTTTAGGAACTCTCAATGCGGTAAGTAATTTCTTTTGGATATATTCAATATCGGCAATTTCCGATAAGTTAGTTGCTCCGGGTAGTGTTGTAATTGGGTCAGGGGCGGCGGCATCTCTAACAGGTATGAAGTAATCTTGGTCAACCGCCATTTGGTTAAATCTCATATCAACATTACCTGTGTTATTATCCACAACTTGAGAACGCTTGAACTTGTTTGCCATACGCTGAACATACGGTTCCACATCCTTATCGTCCATATTACCTACGAATATCTTAAACATTCTTCTTTCAGGTGCTCTTGATGTTCTGTAAATTAACATCGCATCCTCAGATAACAATAATTGTTTCCAAATTCTTCTCGCCTTTTCCAACATAGACGTACCGTAAGGTAACTTTCTATCATCCCCCAATAATCTAAAGTGAGCAATCTCCCAAGAATTGAATTCCATATCCTTGGCTTTCCATTTAAATCTCAATCCTGTATTTCTTGGGTCTTGTTCGGTATTGGTAGTTTTTGACGCCATACCCATCTCCAATCTTTCAATCTCAATGTTCGGTAACTGCATACAACCAACAACACCTCTTTCAGTGTCCAATTTTAGATAAACAAAATTATCACCATATTTACAAGCATTTCTTGTCCACATTGGTAAGTTTGTGTTAATATCCAAATTGTTATTAAACAAATCCGATAGTATTGATTTTATTCTTTGTGATTCAGAATAAATCTGTAACATATTACCATTTTGGTCAACCGTGGTAGATTCCTCACCATAGATATCTAACGCTGCGGATATTTCGGGGGTATACTCCATAGATTCAAAATCATAGAATGATGCTAATCTTGTTGGTTCGTAATAAGTTGCTTGGGTATATAAATTATTCTCAATCTTAGTCCATTGATTGGATAAGTAGAATGTTTGTTGAGCTTGGAGTTTTTCCTTCTCGTATTGTTGTTTACTGTTTGTTTTTAGTAATTCTGTCTTATCGTATTTGTAGGTCGGATAATCTTGACCTAATAATGAGTAAGGACCGAAGGCTTGGGTTAATCTTTGCCAAACGGTCAAATTTTGATTATTGTTATTTTCCATATAATAAATTTAACTACATCCATAAATAGTTAAACACTAGTATTTTGGATATTTTGATAAATATCACCTTCTATTACCAAATAACCATCCGTAATCAATATAATCCTGTCTAGACGGACCTTGTTGTCTTTGGTCTTGATATCTTTGTTGTATATTAGGTGATCCTGGATTGAATGCGATTGACTTAGCCGGAGCCTCATCGACATTAACTGTCCAAGATTCCAACATTGCTTTTGTATGTTCTGTAACCTTTCCTAATTGACTAAATGAAGATTCACCAACATAAATTGCCATCGCGATTGACATAAGTAAGTCATCGTGTTGACCCTTTTGATGGTCAGGTCTACCACTAATATAAACAAAAGTATTCATCTCGTTTAATAGACGATTACTATGAATAATAAAATTATGTCTAACCGCTTCCTCAAAAGCCGCAATTATTTGAACTCTCTTACTGTTGAAATTAATCCCCGGTATTTTTTCGTTTTGTTTAGGGTCGTACTTCCATTTGTTTTGGTAATCAACACCATCAACATATAAATCTCTGTACCCCAACTCCTGCATTTTCCTAGCGGTGGATACTCCCATTCCCCCTGTTATATCAATAACAACAAAACAAGAATACATATTAGCCCATTTAAACGCAATATCTGCCATAATATCCGGTGGTATCTTACCAACATATTCGGCAACTTGTTCCCTCTCGTCAAAATCTATAATTTGGAATGTTGAGTAATCCTCACTATCCCCTCTCGATACGTCAATCCCCATAATGTATTTGTGACCAATTACAGGTTCTTTCCATATCCATAAGGAGTTTGCCATCATCTTATTTGTGGGTTCAGAAATAGTATTCTCACGAATCTTGGTAAGTGTCTTTGAATCAAACACATTATCACCAGATCCGAGGAAGTTACACTCCAATTCCTGAGAAACTTTTCTCTTATCGTATTTTAACTTCTTAACCATTGATTCAAACCAAGAAGAACAAGGTTTAAATCCATCTTTAAAATAAGGTTTTAGTTTTTCGTGGTCACCATTATTTGGTTGGTAATGTTCTATCTTTACCACCGCATCGGATGGGTATTGTTCTTTATTTAACAGGTAGTGAATAATATCATCTGTTTTAACCAAGAACATATCTTTAGTATATCTTGGGTCTCTATACCAAAACATTTCAGATATTTTGAAATCGTTCATTGCTCTTAGAGCCTGATCATAGATTTCATAATAAATGGGGTCATAACCGTTTGGTGTTGAGATTACAATAACTTTACCACCCGTAGATAGTGAAGCCATACAGGCTGACCAAAAGTCCGCATCCGCTTCAATGTAAGCTGCCTCATCAAATATTAATATTGTTGGGGTATATCCACGTAACGCATCCTTAGATGTTGCTACCGCTTTCACCTCACAACCGTTTGTTAATTTATAATGTCTTTGTGAATTCTTTTCTTTCGCAAATCCAATATCAACCCAAGACGGCCATTGTTCAATAAACCCTCTAACTTTGTTAGCCATCTCTTGGGCGGTGTCCAATTTATTGGCAATAATTAGAATCTTCTCAGGGGTTTGTTTTTTTGCGAAGGCTATTTTCTTAGATGCCCAAGCGGCAGTTACGGTGGATACACCTGCCTGTCTATACTTTAAGGCAATATTCTCATTGTTATTCTCGTAATCGTCAAGTAGGGATATTTGGTCGGGAAATAACTCCAAAGGAACAAATCTAGATACCGTATTATCATACGTCTGTAAATACGTTTTAAGTGCGTAAGGGGTGTCCCTCATACACTTAACATATTCTATTAAAACTTGTTCCTTTGTTATATTTTGCATAAATTAGATTCCAATATCACTCAAAGAAGGACCTTCGTAATATTAATATTCATCATCATCACTATCTCCGAATTGAGAATCAAAATCTTGTTTCTTTAATTCCTCAACTATTTCATCAACCATTCTTTGTAATACCTGTTTTCCTTTAGGATTACCAGATAAAATAAATTTAGATAATTTAAAGAATTGTTCCGGTGATAAAGATGAAAATCTCATAAACAGATAATGTTGAATATGACGTTTGTCCTCCTCAAAAATTTCATCAGGATATGCCGCCAAGAATTTCTCCCAAAAAATAGGTCCTAATCTTAAATCCCATATCTCTGCGGGTAATGTATCTTCACTCGCAATTACCATTTCGGCTTGACGAGGGTCATCAGGTAATCCGTGAGTTCCGAAAATCTCATATACACCTTTAACCAATTCGTGAATTAACACGGGGAAAGAAGCCCCTCTTGCGATTACTGTTGGTGGGTCTGTTTCTGTATCAACTTCTGATTGACCTACTTGACCTTCACCCGATGCTGCCATACTTGACACCATTTGCTCAGGATAAATCCAATATAAATGGTCTAACAACGCTTGTGACATACCATAAATCCTAACAAGTTCAGGATTAATATTCTCAAGTTCATCGGCAACCAATTCAAACATATAATGTCCTTTTTTAGCCGCCCCACCGATTAAAGCGTTAATAAATCTACGCTTGGCTTTTTCTTGATTAAACTTCTCAAAAGAATCCATAAAAGCCTCTAACTCATCCTGATGTTCATCAGCCGATGCAAATGCGTCTTTTACTTCTTCTGCCGTAGGTTCTTCGGATTCACCTCTCATACCTTCAGCCGATGACATACCACCGTGAATAAGTTTTGCGTCAAACTGCATTGCCCCTTCGGGAATTGACATTTCTTTTTTAACCAACTCAACCGCTAAATTCTCAAGATACTCTTTGTTACGACTTTCAATCTGGCCAATTTTACCAAACAACTGCATTGCTGATGACATAAGTGACATCATAACTTGTTGAGGACCACCTTGTATCTTAGTTGTATCTCCCAAATATCTTCTAACGTTATTAACTGAATTTTTAAATCTTTCAGATGAAATAACCTCAACGAAATCTCTATCCATTTTAGGTAACCCAGGATGTTCAGCGTAAGGAGTCGTTTTAGATGTAATTTTACGCTCAATACTTGGATCCATTCTTTCAGGTCCTTCGTAATCTATTGGTGCTTCGCTGATATTTTTTCTATTCTTTGCCATTTGAAATATAATTTTACTTAAATATTAATTCCTAATTTACCCCAACTTAACCAAGATGGTACCGATTTTTTACCCGCTTTAGGTGCTGGTTTAACTCCGGGTTTAGGTTTATATGGTGTTGAAGGTGTTTTTGTTTTTTCCTTTTCTTTTGGTGGTGCGATGGTTGGACTACTTTGTTCTTTAGTTTCCACCTTAGCCTTAGGTGCGGGTTTAACTCCCGGTTTTGGACTATATGGTGTTGATGGTTTTTTGGTAGTTTCTCCCGGTTTTACCGTAGGTACTTTTGGTTTAACTGGAGTTTGAGTTTCGGATTCTTTAATCATATCTAAGAATTCTTTTTTACTAATTTTCGGTTGGATATTTCTTTCCAGTAAAGATACGATTTTATTTTCTAAAAACAACTCAGATGGGTCTCTTCCTTCTTTTACAGATTTTTTAATATCCATAACACATCTTTCATATTTTTTCTTATCCTCTCTACCAACTGTAGAAGTACAAATAGCCCAAGGATTATATTTTTTGGATTTCTTTTTACCCTCTTTCATTTCACTTTCCTTTGGAGTTGCCATAACTTCACCTGTTGTGGTTTTACTTACGTTGTAACCTTTTGGGTTTGGTGGTAGAGAACCTCCGCTAGTTCCTATTTTAAGGGATGTTTTTGTAACGGGTGTAACTTGTTCCTTAGTTTCTTCGTTACCCTCATTCAATTTCTTATAAAGTTTAACCAATTGTGATTCAGTTAAACTTGCTAATGTTTCGGCTTTAAATCCCATATCCATTAATTTAAATGCTGCGTTATCAGTTTTCATAAACTACTTTTTTTTCAAATTCTAAAACTATATCTCTTTCATATAGTTTTTCTTTTATTGTTTTTTCATCCTCACCAAATCTAAAAACCAATCTTTTTTCAGTTTCAAAATTAGTATCAGAATCTTCCGACTCCCAACCTAACGCAATTACATCATCAATAGAATCTATCATAGAAAAAAAGTCAGAATCCTGAATTAGGGATAACTTAATATCCGCACTTTTTAGAGTTCCGACTTTCTGTATAAATTCTATATCGGGAGCGGATGGATTACCGTTAGACGGTTTTGACTCCCATCCCTCTCCCCATATATCGGTTATTGTATCTGAAAAGATAAATTCGTATATATTATCACCTTTATAATTAGGTCCTAAACCATTTATATAAATTAGATAACTCATAGAATCGCTCCGTCAGGTGTGATTTTAAATTGTTTACCATTAACCTCAAAAACTAAATTTCTCTTATTAGTTTTACCGATTAATTCGGCCTTAGAATATCTCGTAATGAATTTCTCAGAAGTTACTTCTTGGTCAATAGATTCAGATAATCTCTTAACCTCTTTCATTTGTTTAACTTTATGAGTTTTTTTCTCAACAAATTTCCTAACTCCTCTTTCCTCGTTTAATCTTTTTTCGTTAGGTGATTCTTGGAAGTATTTTGATAAAATCTTATCCACTTTTGATTCTGAGAAAATGTCATCAAAAATTTTACCCATCCCATCAACGTGATTATCTTCTAACATATCACCCATTTTATTTTTAATAAGTTCGCTATGTTTGTTAGTTAACGCTTTGTTAAAGTCCATTTCTTCCATTGGTGATTTTGGGTGTCTCATTTTCTTAGGTTCATCACTAAATCCTAAATCGTAATCTCCATCCATAGTTCCTTCCCATTCTTCTCTCATTTCACCTTCAGGCATTTCCATATCTTCATCACCCATTTCAGGTTCTTCCGGCATTTCCATATCTTCATCACCCATTTCAGGTTCTTCCGGCATTTCCATATCCTCGTCACCCATATCTTCATTATCCTCAAATCTAGTCATAATCTCCTCAACATCCTCATCGGATAATTGACTTAAATCAAGAGCTGATAATATTGAGTTAATTACATATTTTGTATCATCAGATGAAATTGGTTCTTCACCTTGATTAAGTTTTCTAATTTTTTGACCTAACTTACCTGTTAGTTTTTGGATCGATTTAAAGGTAACCATACCTTCTTCACCTTCGGGTTCTCCACCCATATCCATTCCTTCATCACCCATATCCATTCCTTCATCACCTATTTCAGGATCTTCCGGCATATCCATACCTTCGTCACCCATAGTTGGGTCTTCAGGCATATCCATACCTGCATCAGGCATAGGTGGCATATCGGTTGGTGCGGGAGCAGGTGCCGGTTCTGGCATCGGCGGAGCTTCTACAGGCGCCGGTTTAGGTGTTTTTAATGTAAATTTTTTTTGTTCACCAAATAATGAGATGTTTTCTTCATTACCGACCAAAGTATTAACTTCTTTTGTAATTAAGTTTAATCTCTTCAATGCTTGGGAATAGGAAGGATAGTACTTTCTATTTTGCATTGGTTCAAGATAATCCATTTCGGATTCATTAATAGATTTTTTAATGACGTATCCGTTTTTATCTCTTTCAATTTTATATGTGTTACCATCGGCTAACATTATTCCGTACTCTGTAGATTTAACTTCATTTACAGGCGTTGGAATGTTTTCCTTATAACGTGAAATTTCAATGATACGGTTTATTTTTTCCATACCTTCTAATCTTTCACTTCCAATTGGTTTTAATTTTCCCATTTTATTTTTTATTTATGTTTAATTGTTTAATCCGTTAAATCCACCAAGTGTGACCGCACTACATTGATAGATAGTACCACCAGTTACATTTGACGCTATCGGTGTTGGGTTAGCAAAAGTAACAACAGTCCCCCCTGTTGGGTTTGCCGGTAAAAATCCGATTATTGTTGTTTTATAATACGAAGTACATGCGGTTGATGCCATATCTTTATTTTTTCTTTATAAATATATCAATATTAATAATAGTTTATGAGTGATTAATAATTTATGCCGTATTATTGATTTGATTTACTAAATTGTTCAAACTACTTTCATACTTTGTTGATGATGCGTATCTGTTGTTGTTTTTATTTACAAAATTATTTACCAAATCTTTTGCGGTTTTACCACCTGTTAAATAACTTCTTGCAATTAAATCGTAATAGGTTTGTATTCCCGACTGAACATCGGAAAAATATTTATTACTACCATCATCAACATTACCCACATTATATGGGTTTTTAGTTTTAATTGGTCTACTATTAGGGTTACTACTAAATCCACCCTCTACTGTCATTTGGGCTAAAGCCAATTGAGGTGGAACATATTTTTGATACGTACTATATGTGGTTTTAGCCGCTTTAGCCATCATCTCACCTGTTATTCCCAATAAATTACTACTTCTAGTATTTATAAATTTTTGACAAATATTCTCATATTTTTTATACCCTTCTTCACTCATTAAATCAATATCTGTAAATCCTTCACCGCCACCCGTATTAACTACGTCAATATATTTCTTTAAATCTTCCGATTTAATTCCTTTGGATTTAAGTTTTTCTATCATAACCTTAATCATTTCAGGGGTTGCGATTGAATCAACTACATTTTTATTGTCAAAACTACCTACGTATTTTTTATCCACCACAGTAGCGGGGTCTATCTTTGTACCATTAAGGCTAACCGCAAAATGTAAATGAGGACCTGTGGATCTACCATGACCCTTATCATTTGCACCACCACCACTTAAACCTATTACATCCCCTTGTTTTACTAAATTACCGGCACTTACATTTATTTGTTTACAATGACAAAAAATGGTCTGATATCCATCGGCATGGTCAATTACAATAGTACCACCACAATTCCCACTATCATCATGAACCTTTAAAACTTTACCATCTAATGGTGAACGTATTTCAGTACCGGATGGTACTGGAATATCAGCCGCTCCGTGCTTACCATAGCCTCTACTTGCGTTAAAATCACTTCCAATATTAAAAGGAGTGACAGGAGGTAAAAATTTAGATGATTCACTTTCACTAATTGAAGATTTTTTTTGAGTACTTTCTAATTCTTTTAAATTATCTGATTTGAATTTCTCTACTTGACTTGCCGTTTCAGGTCCATATAATCCATCAGACCCAAATTTAGGTAGATTATATCCAAGTAATTCTAATCCGATTTGTATGGTCTCAACTTCTTTTTGGAAGTTCATTTGACCTTTTTGTTGTTGGGATATAGGACCTTTTATTGATTCTAAAGTTTTATAGAATTCTGCAACATCATCATCAACAAGATCGGCTTTCTTGGGATCATCAATCTTATTATCACTTTCTTTATCCTTTTTACCTGAGAATAAATTATTGAAAAAATCTTTTAGTTTTTGTTCACCAATTAATTTTTGTTCCAATGACAATTCCTTATCAACTTTCTCGTTTTCAAAGTTAAATAGTTTTTCAATATACCCATTTCGTCTAAGGTATTTAAATACCAAATTTTCATAAGATAATTCACCACCACCTTCTAATCCCGATTGTCTGTATTTTTTAAGTTTATCCTTAAAACCGCCCAATAACTTTAAAGCTACTTCCAAATCTTTACCTTTAGCCGAATCAATAACCTCATCAATTTTCTCAGTCCATTGATTAACTTTTGACATAAGAACTTCTTTATCCGCTTTAAAATCAGTTTTTTTGGGAGGACTTAACCATTTGTTATATATCAAAGAATAAGCCCCTGATGAGAAATAAGGTTCATTACTATCCTGTACGTATAACTCAACATCATAACCATATATTTTAATATTATGGTTAGAATTAAATAAAGTTTTTTTTAATTTAAAAAGTTCTTGGTATAGACCTAATTGGTCTTTAGGGAATTGTTCAAAATCGGCAATTATGTGTAAATCAAAATCGGAGTATTTTGACCAGTTGTAATTAACCATAGAACCTATGATATGAGCATCAGATACAATAATGTCAACACCTAAAAATTCTATGAATTCATAAGCAATTTCTAATAACTTTTCTCTAATTTCAGGTTTAAGTTTTGTGGACTTATTGTCCTTAACCCACACCTTCGGATTTAATCCTTTTTTTAAGTCAAAGCTTGATAAAATTTCAGTATCCTTTTTCATTAACTAATAAATACTACAAAATATGTATTTAGTTAAAGTTTTTTATATGGGTGAGCTTTCGCTATTTTTGAACTGAAGAATTTACCCTGAGATTCGGACATTCTGAATTGAGTATATAATTGATGGGGCACATCTTGATACTCATACTTTAAACCATTATTAAACTCAACCAATAGACCCTTTGTTTCTGTATCATATTCTGTGTGTTTAATATTTGACGAAGTAATGTCATTAATTATTTTTGTTCCTATAATTTCTTCTTTTGTAATTGCCATAATTTTTTATTTACAAAAATAAATTATTAATTCCCATATGTCTATACATTATTTTTTTTTATCTAAAACTACGCTGAGTAAATTGGTGGTGGGTTTATTGAACCATTTTGTAAAACTTTATTAACTAAACCTCCAGTCCCCCATGTTTTCAATTGACTTATACATATTTTAGATATTCTTTCAGCTCCGGAATCATTCCTTAGTTCGTCCACTATACAATCATAATAACCATTAAGAAGCGTTTTTACCGTAGCTTCAACACCATAGGATGGAGTTGAGTAATTCTTAACGCCAACACTATTATAGTTAGTTTTTTTTTCGTCACTTTTAAGGTTTAATGTTGTATTGAATGGGTTATTTGTGGATTTACTACCTTCTGCTTGTCTCCACGCATATAAAAATTTAAGGTTACTTTCTGTTATGGGTGCTCCAATACCTTTTAATATTTGTTCATAAAATTCTTTATCGTTGGTAACTATTACACCTTCGCCAGCACCTCCGGTTTTAACCATATCTAAATACTTCTTTAAATCTTCAGATTTAATTCCTTTAGATTTAAGTTTATCAATCATATCCTTAATCATTTCAGGGGTTATTGATATACTACCATCTTCTTCGGATTTATATTCGTTTTCACTACCATCTTCATTTTTCTTTATGGGAGTGTTTGTTGATTTACTAATAGCACCCTTTAATATGTCTAACGGGTCTTCACCAGAATTAAATCCTGAACTTGTTTTATATACATTATAATGAAGGTGTGGTGCGGTACCGGCAGCGTTCCCCGTATTACCTAAAGTCCCCACTTGCTGACCTGCTGACACAAACTCACCTTCTTTAACTGTTATTGAATCTAAATGACCCAACCAATGAGAGAAACCTGTTTTATCATCTTGAACAATAACAGTTAATCCGTTAGATCCATATTTAACTTTTCCATCAACAGGAGCCACAATTGGTGTACCTTTTTTACCGAATATATCCACCCCAATATGACCATTTTTATGACCACCAGCACCGGCATTTGTGGCTTTTCTTGAGAAATCGCTATTAGCGGTTCCGGCGGGATTATTAAAATCATCCCATTTTTGGTCATAACCTATATTATATTGACCACCGGCAATTGGAAAAGTATCAATCTGAGGTAATGACTCATTTAAATGTTTAAACGATTCGTTTAATTTATTATCTATTTTAAATTTAATAACCGCAGATCCGGTTTCAGGGCCAAATAAACCATCAACACCAAATTTAGGTAATTCATAACCTAATAATTGTAACGCTATTTGAACCGTCTCAACATCTTTTTGGAAATTCATTTTACCTTTTTGTTGTTGAGATATAGGTTCTTTTATTGATTCTAAAGTTTTATAGAATTCTGCAACATCATCATCAACAAGATCGGCTTTCTTGGGATCATCAATCTTATTATCACTTTCTTTATCCTTTTTACCTGAGAATATATTTTTAAAAAAATCTTTAAACCCTTGTTCACCAATTAATTTTTCTTCTGTGAGTAATTCATCATCAACCAACGGTCTCACATCCCCAAGTTTTGAATTTAGTAACTTTTTAAAGTTTTCGGTTACAACTCTAATTTCACTTGTATATTGATTACGAATACTATTTTTCTCCTCCTCTGATAAATTATTTAATAAGTGTTTCATCTTTTTTTTATTTATTATAAATATCATATATAATGAAAAACCCCTCTTTTGGGGAGGGGTTATCAATTTTCTTTTAGTGAAAATAAAGTTTATGACCAAGAAGCATCTCCAATATCACCTTGATACTTTCTAAATTCTCTATCGTGGTCAAATCCAGACCCACCGCTACTTTTTTGTGGTCTTCTAGTTTTGATTGAAAGGGGTTTTCCTGTTTTTTCTTTATATGTGTTAAACATTGCCTTACCCATATCGCCACTTAAAGCTCTTCTTTTTGGATGTCTTTCGTGAAATGATTCATAGTCATCGAACTCCTCTGTGTCAAAATCATCATCATTTATATCATCGTCAGAGAATTGGTCTGTATCCATATCAACCCATTTTTCATTATCACCAAATGAACCATATCTTTCACCTTCGCTGATTATTCTTTTTACTAACCTAACTAGATCACTTTCTGTTAATCTTACAATTTTTTTCATAATATAATTTTTATTATAAATATATTATGATGAGTAAAAAAAATCGTTAAAGTAAAGATATTTTCTTCTTCTTTTCAACCTTTGTTTCGTTAGGGATGAACACACTTAATAACCCATCCTCAATGGTTGCCTCAAGTTTAGAGGTATCAATGTTTAATCCCAAGTCATAAGAGAAGTGAACACTCTTAGTTTTATCACCATTTGATGATTTAATTACACGATTACCGTCAATGGTTAAAATTGTGTCATCAACATCAACTTTTAAATTTGACTTATTAAATCCGGGAACGCTGAATACATAATAAGCCCCATCTTCGGTTTTATGAACATCATAATCACTGAGATAATTTCTTCTGAATTTAACATCAGAAAAGTCGTTTAGGATTGTGTCGAAAATTGATAAATTTCCTGTTTTCATAGTTTTTTAAATTTTTATGTTTATTATTTGATTGTGAATTATTCAACTGGCATGCCAAATAAAATATACGACATTTTGTCAGTTAGTATATGACAATTTGTCACTATTGAATTATTGACCATAATTTGATATATTTATTAAAAAAATAATATTATGAATGAGATAATGGACGGCGATGGGTCTTCATCAAGAAAAAAGGGGGACAACGATAGTGGTACTCCTGTACTGGATAACTTCAGTAAAGATTTAAATAAATTGGCTGAGGAAGGTAAATTAGATTCAGTTATTGGTAGAGATAAAGAGATATTAAGAATTGCTCAGATCTTATCAAGAAGAAAGAAAAATAATCCTATTATTATCGGAGAACCAGGTTGTGGTAAGACCGCAATTGTTGAGGGATTGGCAATGAAAATTCAACAGGGTGAATGCCCAAGAAATTTGGCGGATAAAAGAATTGTTCTACTAGATATGACATCCATTGTCGCGGGAACAAAATATAGAGGTCAGTTTGAGGAGAGAATGAAAGTAATTATTGAAGAATTACAATCACATCCCAATATTATTATCTTTATTGACGAGATTCACACCATTGTAGGTGCGGGTAACTCATCGGGGTCATTGGACGCATCAAACATATTCAAACCGGCACTAGCGAGAGGTGAGATTCAATGTATTGGAGCAACAACACTTGATGAATACCGTAAAAACTTTGAGAAGGACGGAGCATTGGAAAGAAGATTCCAAAAAGTGGTAGTTGACCCCTCAACGAAAGAAGAAACTCTACAAATTCTAAAAAACTCAAAAGACAAATACGAGAGTTACCATAAAGTCATTTTTAGTGACGAAGTGTTAATCACTTGTGTTGATTTGGCTGACAGATATATTACCGATAGAGAGTTTCCCGATAAAGCTTTTGATATTATAGATGAAGTTGGGGCAAGAAGTCAGGTTGATATTAAATTACCTGAAGTTATTGAGAAATTAAAATTGGATGCGATTGACATTAAGCAACAAAAAATTGATGTTGTTAAAAAACAAAATTACGAACAGGCTGCGGAACTTAGAGATAAGGAGAAAAAGATTCTGAATAAACTTCACGTAGAAAAAATGAAGTTTGAAGAAGAAATGAATATTAATAAGAAAGAAGTTGAGATTGAATTGGTTTATGAGGTTGTATCCAATATGACAAAAATTCCTGTTGGGAAACTTAACATTGATGACTCAAAATCCTTAGTTGATTTGGAATCCACTATTGGATCTAAAGTAATCGGTCAATCTGAGGCGGTTTCAAAAATCTCAAAGGCAATTAGAAGAAACAGATTAGGTATTAAAGACCCAAATAGACCCATAGGATCGTTTATCTTCTTGGGATCCACAGGTGTGGGTAAAACTCACTTGGCAAAGCAATTAGCGAAAGAGATATTCGGTAGTGAAGATTCTTTAATTAGAGTTGATATGTCTGAATATCAGGAAAAACACTCAATCTCTCGTTTAATCGGATCTCCTCCGGGATATGTTGGTTATGATGAAGGTGGTCAATTAACTGAACAAGTTAAAAACAAACCATACTCCGTTATTTTATTTGATGAGATTGAGAAAGCAAATAAAGACATATTCTCAACTTTACTACAAGTATTAGATGATGGTCACCTTACAGATGGATTGGGAAGAAAAATCAATTTCAAAAATTGTCTTATCATTATGACATCAAATATTGGTGTTAAAAAATTACAGGACTTTGGATCTGGTGTTGGATTCCAAACTAAATCATATGTTGAGGAAGAACAAAAACGAGATATTCTTAAAAAGGAACTTCAGAAATTCTTCGCACCTGAATTCCTAAACAGAATTGATGATGTAATAATCTTTAACACCCTAAAACAAGAACAAATTAATGAAATCGTTAAGATTGAACTTAATAAGTTATCATCAAGATTGACTAAAATCAAATACCAATTCAAATTTGAATCTTCGGTAACTGAGATGATATCAAAAGTTGGGTTTGATGAGATGTACGGAGCGAGACCTTTAAAGAGAGCAATCCAAGATAAAATTGAGGATTATATTTCCGAGGAAGTTCTTAGGGGTGAACTTAAAACCGAAACTCCTTATATAGTTACGGCAGAAAATGACGTTATTATAATAACGGAAGAGAAAAAAGGAAAGAAGGGTAAAACAAAAAAGGAGGTTGAATAACCTCCTTTTTTTTTAAAATGGACTATAAATTTTATTAGGTTTTTCTTCTTTAAATTTATGTTTGGTATAACCCAATGACTCTATCATTTTTTTACCAACTTTGATACCATTGTAGACATCCTCAACCACCACATATTCATTTGCGGTGTGGTAATCGTAGTACCCAATGGAGATATTGATACAAGAAAAATCAAAAGATTCTTTAAGAGCGTAAACATCGGTGTAAGGG